ATGCAACCCGCCTCCCTGACCCAACCCGCCCCCCACGGCTCATCCGACGCCGACCCCAGCCCTGACCTGGTCTACGGCCCCGACGACCGTCCCGCGCCTCCCGTGGCCTTTGTCGCCGCCCTGCAGCACCTGCTGGCCATCCTGGTTCCCATCGTCACCCCCGGCCTGCTGATCTGCCAGGCCCTGGGCGTGAGCACCCGCGACACCACCCTGATCGTGTCCATGTCGCTGGTCATCTCCGGCATCGCCACCTACGTCCAGTGCAAGCGCTTCGGCCCCCTGGGCGCCGGACTGCTGATCGTGCAGGGCACCAGCTTCAACTTCGTCGGCCCGCTGATCGCTGGCGGCTCGGTCATGGTCAAGCAAGGCACTCCGGTCGAAGCCGTCATGGCCGCCATCTTCGGCGTGGTCATCGCCGGCTCCTTCGTCGAGATGGGCATCAGCCGCATCCTGCCCTTCGTCAAGCGCCTGATCACCCCGCTGGTCACCGGCATCGTCGTGCTGCTGATCGGCCTGACGCTGATCAAGGTCGGCCTCATCAGCATGGGCGGCGGCTACAGCGCCATGGGCAACGGCACCTTTGCCAGCGCCGAGAACCTGACGCTGTCCGGCCTGGTCCTGGGCACCATCATCCTGCTGAACCGCGTGCCGGTCGTGTGGGTGCGCAGCACCGCCCTGGTGCTGGCGCTGGCCGTCGGCTACATCGCCGCCGCCTACATGGGCCGCCTGGACTTCACCGGCGCCCGCGAAGCCGCCCTGTTCCAGATCCCCACCCCGCTGCACTTCGGCCTGGGTTTCTCGTGGGCGCTGTTCGTGCCCATGCTGATCATCTACCTGGTCACGTCCCTGGAAGCCATCGGCGACGTCACCGCCACCAGCAAGGTCTCCAAGCAGCCCGTCGAAGGCCCGCTGTGGATGCAGCGCATCAAGGGCGGCGTCCTGGTCAACGGCGCGAATTCGCTCCTGGCCGGGGTCTTCAACACCTTCCCCAGCTCGGTCTTCGCGCAGAACAACGGCGTGATCCAGCTGACCGGCATCGCCAGCCGCCACGTCGGCGTGTGGATCGCCGGCATGCTGATCCTGCTGGGCCTGTTCCCGGCCGTGGCCGGCATCCTGCAGGCCGTGCCCGAACCCGTCCTGGGCGGCGCCGCCATGGTCATGTTCGGCGCGGTCGCCGCGTCCGGCATCAACATCCTGGCCGGCACCCACCTGGACCGCCGCGCCCTGCTGATCATCGCCGTGTCCCTGGCCCTGGGCCTGGGCGTGTCGCAAGTGCCGGAAATCCTGTCGCACCTGCCCCATGCCGTGAAGAACGTGCTCGAGTCGGGCGTCGCCACCGGCGGCATCTGCGCGCTGGTGATGAACTGGTTTTTGCCTGAGAAGAAGTAAGGCTGCGAATTCCTCGGAAAGCCGGTCCCGGCCTGCGCCTGTGTGCGGAGGGACTGGCCCCCGTCAGATGGCTGGATCCAGGGCCGCCTGACAATTTTTCCCAGACCGCATATAATCGCCGTCTTCGCTTCTCCCGCGACCGTCATCTGGACGTGTCCGCGACCTCCTAGCCCGGGTGGTGAAATTGGTAGACGCAGGGGACTCAAAATCCCCCGCCGCAAGGCGTGCCGGTTCGATTCCGGCCCCGGGCACCACTGAAATATCAAGCATTTACGGCAGACTAGACGCCGCTCCCGGGGCAGATGTTCCGCGTCCGTTCCTCACCACGTTCCGCTTCATTCATGCTTTCGACTGACGCATATCAATGGCGGTCGATCGCGCTCACCAGTGGGCACTCACCACGCATCTGGTAATCCGCACAGTTACGCGCCCTCGCGGCATTAGGTAATCTATCGCCTTGGTCACCTCCTGCGGATAGCCCAATGCAGAAATCTAGTTACTCCAAGGTCCTCGAAGCACTGAACGTCAGCGCCTCACCTCCCACGCGAGCCAACAAGCTCATCAAAATTCAGATGGAAGCTGAGGATAGTGCCCTTCATACGCATCTGGCCGCGGCAGTCGAAACTCTCAGGAGCAGCCGATACGTGGACGGCGTAGATCCTCGAAGCAGTGGCGAAATCCTGGATCTCGAGCACGCACACTGGAAACCGCTCAGACAATATTGCGAGCAGTCGCTCGCGTCCGGGAAACCGGAGTGGCAGTTGATCGCCGAGCGTAACGGCTGGCGGCCGGGGTAAAACTTGCTTGAGGCCGAACGCCACGTCCCTCATATCAAAACCGGGTAGACGAATGCCGATGTCTGTGAACTGGGGTGCAATCCGTAGTTCACATGCGCTGTAACTTTGTAATACACTCCCGTCGATCATTGCGCCACGCTCCGCGACAGTCCTGACAGGTAACACCATCAGGACCAGCATAAGAACTAGGCAGGGAGGACGACCCGCTATGAATGCCCAACACATTCCCGGCGCGCAGAAGAAGACATTTTGGCAAAAAAAATGGCCTAAGGAACTGGTTTACAACGGTCCTCCCCTCATTGCCGCGGCTATCGCCGTGGTGAAGTTGGCGCGGGAGGCGACGCCTGACTATTGGCTTATGAGCCTGAGCGTCCTCGGCGGCCTGTGGCTGCTCGTTGTCACTCTTATGCGCATCTCTTCGGCTCGCGCAGAGGATGCAAAAGAAGGACCGGATGTAGTCCATGAAGGCCTTTCTGCGACGGTCTCAACAGTGCACACTATGCTGACCCAGTACTGTTCCACGCGCAATTGTGGGGGTGATATTCGTGCGACATTCCACCGTGTAGTCCCTCCCGTTAACGACCCGGAGCAGATTGAGCAAATCATCAACTATGCGGGGTCAAACGGGGAAGGTGCTGGCCGCCACTTTCCCATTAATGCCGGTATCACGGGACGCGCTATTCGTAAGAAGATCCCGGTGATCATGGCAAGCGCGGCGGACAACGAAGAACTTCACCGTACGGAGCTCGTTAGTGAGTGGGGCTACACAGAGGCCCAGGCAAGGCGCCTGATGTCCGGAAGATTCTCCGCAGTCGCTGTTCCCGTCTTGGGCAATTCTGGACAGCACGCTGTAGGCGTGTTTTACTTAGACTCAAGTGATAGAGCACTCTTTGATCGAGAAGATGTAATGGAGATCGTTGGCGTAGGTAGCCAAGCCATTAGCGAATTCGTCACGAAAAGGTACTGAACATGAAAACTGCCCACACCACTCCGCGCTGGACATTTGTCAAGGAGACAAAGACCATCTCGAAGCCCGGAGCAGTTATTCAAGTCCGTGAGCTGACCTTGACGGACTTTGGCCTCCGAGCAATCACCAGCGGAAGCTCGGGAATCAGGGAGGGAGTTACCGAAGACTTCGGCCCCCCCTCGCCCACTAAGCGCAAGTTAGTCCCTGCTTGAGTGGAAAGCTATTGCATCCACCTGATCGACTTTTCACGTAGCGTGCTTTAGCTAAGTCGACCTCGGCGGAGAGCGCTACCAGCGCCCGTCCCTCCTGCTTTCGATCCGACCACCGTCATTGGCTGCGCCTATACTGGCCCTTCCCCTTCCTGCTGGAGGTGCGTATGTGCGGCCGTATCGTGCAGAAGTCCGGACCCATGGACTACGTGGAACGGATCTTCAGCAACATGACCCAGATTTTCGTAGACCCTGCCGGGCCACGGTACAACGTGCCGCCCGGCACCCGGCCGCTGGCAATGCATCGGCTTGCTGAAGGGACCGAAGCTATCACCCGCCTGCCCTGGGGCTACAAGCGGCCCGACTCCAAACACTTCATGAGCAACGCCAAGCTGGAGACCATCCTCAAGAATGGATGGCCCTGGCGGTTCCTGGTTGGCACGGGCCGAATCTTGGTCCCTGCCGATGGCTGGTACGAATGGGCCAAGCAGGACGATGGCACCAAGCAGCCCTATTACATCCATGGCGACGGGCCGCTCTACTTCGCCGCCCTCACCGCCTGGGAGCCTGGCGCCGAACTCGACGCCGCACATGGCTTTGCAATTGTGACAAACGACGCGAAGGGCGGCATGGTGGACGTACATGATAGGCGCCCGGTAGCCCTTCCGCCCGAGGTCGCGAAGTTCTGGGTGGCCCCTGCGCTTTCTACGGCCGACGCCCGCGCCCTACTCAGCGAAGGGCTACCGGAATCGGCATTTTCCTGGCATCCCGTGCGCCAGGAGGTGGGCAATTCGAAGTACCAGATGCCGGATGCTATCGACCCCATTTAAGGCAGACTATACTGGATATCCAACCAGTGTTTTCCGCCATGCCGTTCAAAGAACCGCTCACCTTCGCCGACCTCCGGGCCATCCGAGAGCGTCAGCCCTGGAACCCTGATGTGCTCTCCCTGCTATGGGAGGTGAAGCGCCTGCGCGCGGCCCTGCTGCGCTTGCACCAGGTGTCCTTTGAACTTCAGCGGCCGGCCGGCCTGACAGGCGATATCTATGACGATCTGCTGGCGGGTTTGGCGAAAGAGCCCTGTGTGCAAGAGCGCGACCAGATGACAGCTGAGTTGCTGGAATCCCCGCGCAAGCTACGGAAAGGAATGGAGCCCCGATGATGTACTACGACGACACCTACACCAATTCACCACCCGTTCGCGACATTTGGGAGCGTGCGCTACCGGCGCTGGCGGGCGTGAAGAATGGCGACTATCTCCGACCCGAACGCCTCCATAAGGCGCTGGGGTATAGCGGGGGGCAAAAGCTCCGCGATTTGCTCGCCGCGGGCGAACGGGACGGCCTGCTCATCATCGACCGAGGCGCTACACCGACGACGTATCGCGCAACGTTCATCCTTCAGCGGCTTCTGGACAACTCGGTCGGCGAATAGCCGCACAACGCCTTCCACACCTTGTTCCCTTCCAGAACCTGCCGCCTGATCGGCGGCGGCGTGGCTTGGACCTGCTCCCGTGAATCGAAGTAAACCGGCTTCGCCTGGTCGCAATACTCAACGCCCACGCGGGCCGGCGCCGCGCACCCAATCACGCTCAAGCTCATCAACAACAGCGTCATCATCCATACGAGCCGTCTCAAGCTGCACATTGCGCGCCTCCTGGCGGGCCTTCGCCGCCTGTTCGTTGATCTGGTCCTGCCGCTCCTGCCGCTCTGCCTGACGCCCTGTGGCGCGTCCCCGGTAGAAGACGCTGGCCAGCGCGGCCAGCGCCAGGCCGATCAGTAGAAGCCAACCCTTGATTCGTTCAAGCCACGCCAGCATTTCCACCTCCCACCTCGGCGACTGCCTGCGCATAGTTGCGGCCCCCCTTGGCGCGGAGCTCTGCGCGTTGGGCGGGCGTGCCCCGATCGTAAGCACCGGGCCGCCAGGTGCGCAGGTACAACCGCCAGGCGCCCTCTTCGTCACCCACAGGCGGCAGCCGGCCCGGGTCGCTCCACAGCAGGAGACGGGCCAGGCCGGCCGCGAGCACGTCGTCATGCTCGATGGCGTTCCAGATGGCGGCATCACGCACGGGCACACCCCGTACCTGGTAGAGCTGCGCGGCCGCAGCGCTCGTTGCCTCGTGTAGTCGGACGCCGTGCACCATGCCGCCGCCCTGCTCCGCTTGCCAGAAGCTCTTGGCGGGGCCAATCGGCCGCGGCGGGCGGCCGACCAGTTGCCGGCGGTCCACAAAGCGACTTTCTTGCAGACCGGTAGCCAGCATCTGGACGCGCGCCGCAGGCGTGTCCATCTTGGCCGGCAGCAACGCCAACGCCGGGTTGATCGCCGTCCCAATGACCGTATTCAGATCCATGATCAGTCCCCCTCGCCTGGCCGCACGCCGAACAACTTTGCGCGGGCCTCGGCCACCCACTCCAGCAGTCCCTTCTGGCGCATCGTCGCCATCCATCGCATGTACGCGCCCAAGACCCACCAAGCCGGCAGGCCGGCAAACAACATGCTCGGACCCAACACGTAGAATTTCGCCAGCAGCGCGTCATCACTGCCGGCCCCATGCTGGGCAAGCCAGGTCATGGCATCCATCAACCCCGGCTTCCAGGCAATCACCGCTGCCGCCAAGCCAGGGCCGAATAAAAACGAACATGCAACGGTTGAAACCGTCCGGACGGTAAACTCACGCGCCGTCCGCGGCGGCATGATCAGCAGCCCGAGAATCGCGGCAATCGCCGCGGGTATGCCGTATGCCATTGCGACCTTCAAGGCCGCGAGGCCTCCCAGCCCCGTAGAACTCGGTTCCATTGAAATGCTCCTTTTGAGGGTGCGCATTGCTGCCTCCCGTTGTGTACAAAAAAATGGCCCGCCGAAGCGGGCCAGTGCAATAGCCAAAGGCTTAGCGAACGAACGAGAGCAGCGCCAGATTTCCCGAGACAGACACAGTGCCGGTGCCTGGTCGAGGGAATACCAAACTAATGGTATGCAGCCCAGCGGGGATGTTGGTCCGGATAGAGCTCCCGGACTTTGTGTTTTCCTGCTCGCTTGAGGTGTAGTTCACTACAGGCACCTTGCTCACTTCGGCGCCATCAAAATAAAGCCGCACGTATTCAGCCACGACGACCTGGGCCGAGCTCGATTTCGCCGCAAACTCATAGCTAATCAACGCGGAGCCCGGCTCAGGCAGATTGAACGTGATGGAAGCCGAATTGGCACCGCTGCCCGCCCCGAACTGCAGGTTCAAGGGGACGGCGTTCCCGGCCGACACCGCCCCATTTTGCAGCTGAAGAGTACCGACCTGGGCGAAGCCAATGTTCGCCGTCTTGACGTAGGCTGTCTCTATGTTCGCCACCTTGGCGGCGAACGAGTTGGCATCGATGCGGTCAGCGCTCATGACCCCTGTTGTCACCTTGGCGGCGTCCAGGCTTTCCACATTTGCGCTCTTTATCCACGCAGTGCCAATCAGGGCCTGGCTCATGAAGACCTGCCCGCCCTGGATCACGAAGGGAGACGTAATGACGCTTCCGTTCGGATGCAGTACCGCAAAGCGGTCCGCCATCACCAGAACCTGGGGTTCGACGATGCCGCCCGTGTTCTCCACGCCGACACCGATGCCGGCAATGTAGCTACGTCCTCCAGCGGTGGTCTGCGCCTTGACCGTCCACATCGCCGCCAAATCGCCATTGGTCTTGGCGATGGCCTGACTCGTCTCCTGAACTCCGGCGAATGCCTGATCTGCCTTTCCTGATGCAGTGTTGGCGGTCGCTTGCACGTCTGTGACACGCCGGCCCATCGCTTCATTCTCGTTAGAGCGGGTGATCGATTCTTGCTGAATCAGGCCGGTGTTCTCGTTGACTTTCGCGCTCACGGTGCTGATGGTCTGAGCCATCGCTTCATTCTCGGTCTGTCGTATCGTCTCCTCCTGGGCTATCCGAGTTTCGAGCACCGGTATCTTGTCAATCGGAGCAAGGATGTCTTGCGCCAGTTGTGTCCGCGTGATTTTCTCTTTGAGGTATTCAAGGATTTCACCCGCATCGGCGCTCGCCTGACCAAGCACGCCATTTCCTGCCGGATAGCGCGCGCCCGGAATGCCGTTCTTGTCCCTGAGGATCGCCCAGAAGTAGAGCCGCGCGCCGGCGGACAGGCCCATAAGCGTTGTAGTGTCCTGCGGGTAGGCGTAGTCGCCCAACTTCTGAGCAGACTCGAAAGCGGGCGCGGTGCTGTACCAGATCTCCGTACGCTCAATGATGGAAGGGCCTGGCTGGAAACCCCACCGCAGCCGAATGGCGAAAACCAACGACGTCGGAATAAGGCTTGTGACCGCGGGCGGTGGTGCAAGGATGCCATCCAGCTGTGTCAGCAATGACGTGGTCCAGATGGACGCAATATCCATCGGGTTGAGCGCCCTCACCCGGCACATGAAGCCACCCGCAAAGATGTTCTGGACCTCTATACTAGTGGACCCCGTCCGCGGCAGACTGATCCATTCCGAGTTGTCCCGTCGCCACTGCACCTCATAGGCCACAGCGCCGGCGGCCGACTTCCAAGAAAACACCGCGGTATGACTGGCGTACCCCTGGTCAATAACGGAATAGGAAGTGACCGCCACCTCGGTGGGCGGCGCCTGCACCCCGGGCGGGATGACCGTGATAGGCGCTGGATCGAGACGAGTCCCAAAGTCCACATTGTCGAACTTGCCCGGCTCGTGCTGAACCGCCGTGATTTCGGCAACTAATCCTTCTTTCCGCTTTACGCTAAGCACGCGATAGCGCTGTGCGGAAAGCACTTCCGACTCCAGGGTCCAAACACACTCCGACTCCGGAATCTCCGTGTACGGTGCCGTCACAGTCAAAATCAACACCGAGCCAGGCATGCCAAGCATGTCGGCCGTCAATTCGGTCGAATCCACCGTGAACGTCGTATTGTCGGCAGTGAGTACCTGCCCAACGGCAGAACTGACAACTCGCGTTTCAGACACCCCACTCGGCAAATTTACCGTGAGGCGGTCACCCGGACGCACTCCCAGCTCCACATCGACAGTAACCACCGTCGCCGTCGCCTCCCGAATTCGCCCGCCGATCCGCCGGCCTGCCAGATGTTGGTCGGCGATACGGATAATGCTCCCAGGCCTCACGCGGCAGTAATCCAATCCGACGGAGAAGCTGACAGACCGAGTTTCCATGCGAGAAGTCAGCAACAGCCACTTTCCAACACGGTTAGCCTGCCCACGCGACGTGCACCCGAAGGCACTCACCTCAATCTGCCTCAACCCATAGCGTGCAAGCGCCTGACGGTCCTCTACATACTCGACCTTCTGCCTGCCCATGTCCGAAGGGTCATTCCATGAAACCAATGCGACCGTGTATCGGGTGTTGAGCGAGGACCCGGTATACCTGAAGCGGCCATCTACCACATTGGCAGACGTGAACGTGTAGACGGGATCCCCGGGCATGTCTGCGACCGCAACCACCGTACCGCTCGCCCAATACACGAGCCCACGAAAAACGGTAGCCAGATCCTGCAACACGCGATAGGCATCCGCTTGGGTCTGGAGATACGCGTTGCACGTGAAGCGCGGTTCCATCCCACCGAACCCATCTGGCACCAACTCGTCGCAATAGCGCGCGATCTGGTACAGACCCCACTTATCCAGCCACCCCGCAGGAATGCGCTCACCAAGACCGTACCTGTCGCTGCTCACCAGATCGAAGAACACCCAAGCCGGGTTGTCGGTCCAAGCCAGCTTGAACGTGCCATCCCAGACGCCTAGGTATGACCGGAGGTCCGCATCGTAGTTGGAAGGGACTCGGATAATCCGTCCCTTCCAGTCGTAGGCCCGTACCGGGATGTTCTGGAACTGGGATGCATCGACTTTAATGCCGACAACGGCAGACATCGGATAGCGCAATTTAGCGTCGACGATCTCGGTCACAGCGTCTACAAACGTCTTATCCGAGACTGTGCTGCTGTTCGCGTTTGGAGTCACCCGCACCACTCGGAGCGTCCAGCCGGTTCGGGCGGTAGGCAGCTCTACGCGATGGGATCGCGCATAGCGTTGCGTCGTTTTCCCGTCGAATGCACTTTCCAGCACGGTTTGATATGCAGCCCCGTCTGTGCTTAGCTCAATCCGGTACCCGACGCGATAGCCGGTAATATCACCATTGGTCGTGTTTGCCTGAGATAGCCCATTGAGCGCGAGCGTGATCCGAACCGCAGACAGCTGTGTATCGAAAAAGGACCGCACCCAAGGTACCGAGGCGGTAAGTTCTACGTTGACGCCTGAGGTCGTCTCAGACGCCGGGAACCCGGGTAGCGGGTCCTGCGTTTGTGTCCCGGTCCGAAAGTCGACTGCCACATTCGGGAAGTTGATAGAACCGTCTGAGTTGGCGACCGGTGTGCCGTCAAAATACAAATCCCGAAGAGCTTCGGACATTCCATGAGCAGGACCATACACTTCGCCTTCCGACACCAGGTCGACAATGCGCGCATATGCCGTGCTGTGAAGGCTATCGGGTGACTCTTTAGGGCTTCGCCCTCCCCCCCCACTCTTCCCGCCACCTGCGCCCACAACAGGCAAGCTAATGCGGCGTGCGTCTCCAGAAACAAAAATGGCACCCATAGGCGCCGTCTTGGGCCGATAGCGTTGCACCGTCATACCTGATCCTCTGCGTAGATTCCTGCGGAGACTACAGCGCTACCCACTATCATCCGGCCATACAAGACAGGCACAGGATTACCCTGCGCGCTGGTGTTGACTGCACCGTTAAAGTTGTAGGACGCGCCGTTCTCGGGGCTGTCCCGAGTACTAAGTCCTCGCTGCTGGGGCGATAACATCTGAACGACGCCGCCGAGAGCCATTGCGGCCCCCATCTGCACAAGCCATGGCTGATACGTGACCACCCCAACCACGACCATGACCGCCCCCAAAATGGTCTGAAACAGTCCTCCTCGCTTCGCGCCCGCGGGGATAGGAGCGATCCGAATGGCAGCGTCTGCCGGAGGCAGATGCAATTCGTCCTCGGAGATGTTGCGTTGTCCGAGAAAGCAGGCATACCTGACCCCGCGCACTTCACTATCTGCCAGCGCCGTCTCGAAACCCGGCAGCAGTACGCAAAGCGCGCGAATGGCCTCAGCCGTACTGCTCACAGCCAGCCGATGAACGCGCCCGAATTGCGCGCCAAGCCAGCCATACAGGCGAATCTCCCGCAACCTCTCGTTCATTCCAATCCTTTATATCGAAGCACCAGACGGGTCGCCTCGCGCCAGTACCCTCCGTACACCACCCGCTCAGAATCACGCCCGTACAGGTGATGCAGCATTGCGTTAGGAACGAGGAAGAGGTCGGGCGCTTCTTTGAGCGGGCGGTCGCCAATGAACATGCCGGAGTGGTTGACTCGATCCGAACGAATCTGCATCAACACCACGTCACCAAACTGCATTTCCTCGCCGGCCACCAGCGGCCGGAAACCGGCCTCTGCAAAATGGTCCATGTAGAGGTCGCCTTCCCTGCCAGGCTCCCACCAGCCATCATCCCGGCGAAAATCCGGTAGCACGATGCCCATCTCGCGGGAGTAGCCATCCCGAATCAAGCTATAGCAGTCCAGGACTGCGTGCGCGAACGGACGCCCAAGCAGCGGTGCCACATACCCCTCTGGCGCAAATCCACGAATGTCTCCCGCCACCACGGCGCCGGCCTCGTCTTTCCCTACCGCGACGATGAACCATGGCAGCCCTGTCGCTTCGCACGCGACGCGGTCGGCCTCGCTCGGGTCGACCGGAACGTCTGGATGGGAATGGATGATGGCTGTAATGCGGCCGGAGTCCTCTGCCTTGGCATAGTCCTCGGGGTCCATCACGAAATGGTCTGTGCCGGTCGCTAGATTTCGGCATGGCCAGTACGATTCGCGTCTGGCTGCCATCACGACCAAGCCGCAGCACTCGCGCGGGTACTCGGCCATCGCGTGAGCCCGGATGGCCGTCAATGTCTTCTTGCGCATTATTAACCTCTGATTCGATCTGCCGAAGGAAAGCCGCCGAAATTGATCACCTCGAACTCGCCGAAGCGCTTCTTGCAATCCGAAAGCAGACCCGAACATCGATCCAGCGCAGCATCTGACACCGGATTTCCCTGAACGTCGAACATGCGCGCCCCCGTGTAGCCGCAGTACGGACCCCGGTAGCCACCCTTCGTCAACCAACTGCAAACGCCAGCGATTACCTGACGCCCAGGGAGCATCTGGCCGTTGAAGTCCAGCGCGCTCGAAAGTTCAAACTCGACAACCTCGGCAGATTCTGCTGTCTTCTGCTGGACGATCCAAATCTCCGGACGAAGCTCCTCCTCTGGCGCTGCGTTGGGATTCCCATCGGGAAAATTGCGCGCGTCAAGGTACCTCCCGAGTGTTCGTCGGACGACGACCCGCGCGCCGACAAGATCGTCCAGTGCAATGCAGAGCGCCGAAATCACCCCGGCAATTGGGCTGCCTTCTGCATCCTGACCAATGTTGCCAACAGACAAGGTCGGGGTGGGCTGCTGCCCCTCCCCCACCTGCTCAAACCCTTCAGCCTGGATCGCCCAGGGGTCATACTGATTCCCTTGCCACCAGATCGGGCCTACCTGGGCATATCCGTGAAAGCGCTGAAGCGTGCCGCCGATGCCCGTGGCGTCAAGTTCGAAAAGGCGAATTTCTGCCCCGACCTCCAGCTTTTGGACGTCTGTACTGATACCCATGATTTACTCCGAGGGTGCGGGCGAGCCCGCGGCTTCCAGTTGCGCGATCCTGGTGTTGGCCATCACCAACGATCTGTTGGTTTCCTCCAGCATCTGGGTCAGGCACTGCACCGCAGCCACCATGTCGGGCATGATGCGTGACATGTCCACGCCCTGGTATCTGGGCACCTCCGGCGCATCGGGACCGCCAGGCCCCGCCATCATCTCGTCCTTCTTGCCCACCACCGCGTTGGGGACTTTCTCTTGTAGTTCGTGCGCGATGAAGCCCCGCTGGATCTCGGAGCCTTCCGGCGCCTCATTCATACGGAACAGAATGGGACGCAGCGCGTTGATGGTGGCCAGTGAGTTCTCGGGGTCCAGGTTCCCCAAATCGGTCTTGGCCCGATAGTCCGAGGTCGTGGCGTAGGTCGTGGTCAGCGCCTGCGTCGAATAGATGTAGCCTGCCACGCCACCTGTGGAGGACTGGAACTGGATGGCTGTGGAATCCGATGCGTTGACTGGACGGGTCACAATGCCGTACTCCAGGCCGCCGCCGTTGAAGGAGACGTGGAGCTTCGTTTGCACGTTGGGCATGATGAAGCGGCCAAACTGCCAGCGGCCGTCCTCGACCACGCGGCCGCATTCCCCAGTCGCCGACGAGATGATCAGATTGGGGGGAACCGCAGCAGTTCCGTGTCGGCTGAAAAGCAGGTAGCACGCGGACGAGCTGATCGACAGGCCCACGAACTGCGAATTAGCCGAGTCGGCGCCCCGCGCAATAAGCCCCGCGACAGTCCCGCCTGAACCGGGTACAGCTGCCAGATAGGTATCCCCCGAGTAGGACATGAAACGGTTGCCCGTAGACGACGCCTGGCCAGGAAATTCGCCCATTACCACCGCGCTTGGCTTCATCAGCAACACGCCAGTAAGCGGGGTCTGGGGCGTGTAAGTCGAACCATTCCACTGGTATACGCCAACGCCATCCACGTACACCTCGCCGCAGTCGGCCACGGGCAGGAACGCAGACGAGCTGAGACTTGCGGTGATCTTCCAGCTTTCCCAGGAGCTACCTGCGCCGAACCGCTGGAACACACGGGGCTTCTGGGCGTTACCCAGCAGCGTACAACGCTGCACGATCGCGCCAGAAGAGATATAGAACACCTCCAGGAAGCCTGCACCGACCGTACCGTTATTCACGGGGGGCCAGTTGGCGCCGCCGTTGCCCGTGATGGTGGAGCCAGACTCCCAGGTGTAGAACGTGTTGTCCGCGACGAGCGCGTTGGCATTCACGCCGGCGGCACCTAAGGCCACCCGGTGCATCGCGTCTCGAAGGCGCGCCTGCTCAAACCACGGCCCCCACACCTTGGCCGCGCTAAAACGGACACGTTTGTAGGTCACCGGGCTGGTTTCGGGGAAAGCGGTGTAGGTCTGAGTGACCTGCAGGTTGCTCGCCTGAGAGGCGACAACCTCCAGAATGCCGGCCAGCTGCACCGGGTAGTTCAAGGCAGGCGTGGCCTCAGCGCTGACGTTGCAGGCGTAAGAGCCTGGAACATCTACCGTATTCAAATCGACGCCGACCAGCGTCTTGGCCAAGCTGCGGCGAACATAGGTCGACCCGCCCCAGGTGTACCAGCCGTCGCCGTCCACATAGACATCGCCGAGATTCGCTGTGGGCAAGTCCACCACCGCGCTAATCGGCGCGACCACGTACCAAGAGTCCCAAGTTCCGTTGATGCGCGCCCGCTGAAGGCAGAGAGGGCGGCGGCCAACACCCGACAGCAGTTCCAAACTTTGGATCACGGTCGTCGCGGCCATCACAGCTACGGTCAGCGCGCCCGATCCCGGAATGACCGCAGGCCAGTTAACACCCTGGGACACCACAGCGCCAGCGCCCCAGGTGTAGAAAGTGTTGGCGGCCGTCAGCGTGTTGGCGTCGGTGCCGACGGAGAGGGCGACGTTTTTCATCGCCTCGTCCAGCCTGGCCTGCTCTTGCCAGGCGCCCCAGACAGGCGTCGCGCCGAAGCGCACGCGCTTATAGGTGCGCGACACGCCGCCAGAACCGCTGCGGGTGGTGTAGGTCTGGGTGACCTGGAAGTTGCCAGCGTTGGATCGCTCCACCACCAGCGTGCCGGCTCGCAGCTCGGGCCAGTTGTTGGCCAGCACCGCGTCGGCGTCGTCGTTGATGTAGTAGGAGCCGGGGTCGACAACCGCATTGGCGTTGGTGCCCGCCACGATAACCAGCGCGGTCAGGGTAGGCAGTTGTTCGCGCGGGATCTTGCTATCGGCGCCCAGCGATGCAGCACCGTTGGCAGCGCCCAGCATCGAGGCATCGAGCATTCGCACCCATTCAGCCCACACGCCTCCAACGCGAGTCCGCCAATAGCTACGGCGCCCCGTGGTCACGTACCGCTGATACACAAACGACGTACCAACCCCAACAACCTGCAACATGCCAGCCGCGGCCTCAGGGTAGTTCGTGCCGCCCGCAGCGCCCGCGTCGGCGGACTGGTGGAGAGTGTTGGAGGTCGTGTAAGAGTTCAGATTCGCGGATGCCGGAATCTCAACTGTCTTTAAGGCGGCATTCAAGACAGCCATGTTGCGATTCACCTTCTCAAACACATCGCGGTGAGGCTCGCCAGTACCGTCATTGGGCGCTTGCCCAACGTTGATCATTTCGAGTGTCTGCATTTTTCTTACGGCTTGAAAACTTGCTGAAAAGTGGCGGAGATGGTGTAAACATCGCCGCCGACCGGATTGATGCTGTAGTTCGGCACCTCATACAGCCCCTCGCCGCCAAGCGGTGGCGTCCAGAGGAACGAGCGAACTCCGGCGTGTCGGTCGAAAAAGGCTGCTATCGCAGCCATCTCCTGTTTGCTGCCGGCGAACGTGAGCGGCCACGACTGCACCTTGCCGTTAATGCCGTCGCCCGCGACCTGGCGATATCCATCACCAAACTGCGCCGTCAGACGCCGAAACACGGTCGCCCCGACGGGCTGGCCTGTTGATCGCCAAGTAAATCGTTCAGCCATCAGGCCCTCCCGTTACGTGCGTTCCATGCGGTCCCGCCTTGGCGGTAGGAGCGATCCACCACGCGCTGCGCGACCGCTTCCATCTGTCGGAGCATTTCCCGCCCCACCGCCTCGTCCTGGCCCGTCTGGCGCGTTTCGCGCCCAGAGTCGTTGAAGATCACCTGATTGGTGATTTGATAGACCGGCGCCGCAGCCGCGCCCCCCGCTACTCCTGCGCCCGCTTTGAGAGGCGTGACATAGCCCCCGTTTGCGCCACTCATCAGGTAGGTGTTTCCTCCCTCCGAATACAGCTCGGGCCCGAGTTCGTTGACGCGGTAGAGTGAATTCGCAGCGGTGGGTCCGCCAGAAGCCCGAGCGCCTGCAACCGCCCCCCAGCTACCAGTCATCCCATCGGTGCTGCCGACTCCGGCCATCCCAGCGCCCTGATAGCTGGCTCCAGCCGAAATCCCAGCTCCGAGGGAGCCAACGATGCTGCCGACCATGCCAACAATCGCTTGACGCGCGGCGATCTTGGCCAGGTCGGCGATCACAGAGGTCGCGAAGTCCTTGAAGGAGAGCTTGCCCGTAGTCGCGAAGCGGACAATCGCATCCTCCATTCCCTGGAATGCGTTCGAGAAAAGCCCCTTTGTCTGATCGGCAACGTTCGAAGCCGAGTTCAGATAGTTTTCGAGCGCCGACGTGGCGCCGTTCTTCCAATCTGCCTGGGCGCTTCGCACCTGGTCGAAGTACTCCTGCTGCATCGAAAGCCGGAGCTGAAGGTGTTCCTGGAGGAGCTTGGTTTCGCTTTGGTAGGTTTCCTGCGTGATCTGACCCGAGGCCATCGAACGATCGAACTGCGCCTGCTGCCGCTGGTGGTCGCGCAAGATCGCCTGACGGGCGCGAAGCTCCTCCTGGGCGCGGTCGCCCAGCCCCACCCCGGCCACCTGGTCCGCATACTGCTGCTGCTCCAGGTCTCGGGTCGCGGCCAGGCTGGCGCGCAGCGCTTCGACCTTGGCGGTTTCCTGCTTGGTGCGTAGCTCCTTCTCGGCAGCCACGTTCAAATCAAGCTGGCTGCGCAGCAGATCTTGCTGAGCAAGCAGACTTTTCTGGTCCGCAGTCAGGACCTTCTTGTCCTTCAGGTCGGCGATCTGCTGTTCGAACTCAGCACGCTTCTGCCCCCAGGTTGCCAGCTTGCCTTCGCTGGTGATCTGGGCCTTTAACGATGCCTCGCCTTCGCGGAACTGCTGCAACAGCTTCACCGCGGCACTATCGGTATAGGCCTTGGCAGCAGGGTCTTTGTACTTGTCGTTGATCTGGTCGATCAGCGTCTTCTGGGCTTCCAGCGTGGCGCCGGTCAGCGCCGCGTCCTTCTTGACCTGGGCAATCTCGCGCTCGCGCTTCTGCTGGTTGGTCTCCGTTTCCTTCGCCAGAGCCGCCAACCGACCAGCCGCCGCGACCTTTTCAGCCTCTTGACGCTTCTGCCAGCCTATGACGGCCGCCTCGTCCGCCTGCTGCTGGAGCATGGCGGCTTCCGCATTCAGCTTGCCGGCCTCCTTCTCCAAGGGCCGCGCACGGCGGCGAGCTCCACGACCGCCATCCCCGAAAAATGCCTGCGACTCGTCGGTCGGCGGCGTGGCATTGGTGCGCAGCTTCGTCAATTCTGCGTTGACCTCTCGCAGCCGACCCACCAGGTCATCGAAGCTGGGGGCCCGCCCCAGGCTTTTCATGGCCTCCCACGCACCAAGCGCGCCTTGCTTCGTTGAATCCCAGGCGCGCTCAAGATAGCCAAGATTCTGCCGCACATCGTCGGCTTGCTGCTTCACCGCATCGGCATACGTGCGCTGCGCGAGCGCGGCTGCCTCCTGCGTCCGACCCTGGCGCTCCAGCGCCGCGATCTGTTCGTAGATCGCCAGCGTCAGGAAGTTCTGCTTCTCGTTGAGCGCTGCTATGGCTTCGGCCGGCTTCGCTCGCAACGATTCGAATTCCTGCACCGTGTCCGCGATGGCCTTACCCCTCGCGCGATTCATAGCGACCGCTGCAACACCAACCGCCTGGATGTTCTGCGCGGTGATCTTGCCGGACGCTGCGATCAGGTTAAGGGCGTCAACAGCTTTCCCACGCGCACCAGCGACGGCCGCGATCCTGGAAGCCAGGTCCGACATGCCGGAGGCAGTCTGACCAATGGCGTTTCCGCTGAGAATCAGCGTTTTGGTGAACTCCTGTTGCTCCCCTTTTCCCGCTGACAAGCCCCCGATCCACAGGGCCATCGCACCGGCCGCAAGCGTGTAGGGGTTCACCAAGCCAAGAATGGCTCCGCCCAGCGCCTTCGCTGCCGGCACAATGCCGCCAAACATGTCCTTGAGCTGGCCGCCCTGCTGAAGCAGCACGGTCAGCGGTTGCTGGCCGCCCTGGAGCGAGACCACAATGTCGGTCAACTGGGCAGGCACACCGCGAAGGGCGGCAGCCTGCTGTGCGGCGCTGATCCCGTACTGGCTCAACTGCTTACCGGCGCCGGCCGCTGCCGCGCCAGTGGCCGAAAACTTGGTCTTCAACTCGTCCAAAATGGACGTGGGTACGTCACGCAGCGCAGCGTTGTAGAGAATCTGCTGCTTGCGCGTGAAGTCGATGGTATTGGCCTGATTGATCAGGGCATCGACTCGGCGGCGCTCGGCTGCCGTCAGCTTGGCATAGTCCGCCTGGGCTGATTGCGACATGTCGCTGGTGCGACGCTTCGCCGTCGCAATGGCGGTATCGAACTGCGAAGTGTCGACAACAATGTCTAACCGCGCGGTTCCAATGCTTTCCTGTGCCATAGTTCAGCTCTTGTGTAGATACTCCAGGGCGGCCCGCTCGACCATCCGAAGCATTTCCATGGCCTGGCGCTGCCGCTTACGCGGCACCCCGTGCAATTGCAGGTCTGCATACATGGCCATGTAATCCAGGCCAACGGGACCGCCTGCCCCGACCCGCCATTGCGTTTGGTTGCGCACAAAAAGCGCGAAGGCATCCGCCAGTTCGGGCGGAACCTCCACCGCCGGCCGCTTGAACAGCGACGGGCGTGAGCGGATTCCCGCCAGCGCAAGCGCCTGCGCTGATGGCGGCGTCCAATAGAACGCCGCCACCGCCGCCCTTACCCGTTTCCCAGTTCGACCTGGAGCGCTCGGTTGTAGGCCTGGACGATGGCCAGATCGGCGCCAGGCTGGTGTTGGCGCAGGGCGACGATGCCGGCTTCATCCAGCGGCATATCCGCGTTCCAGCGCTCGATCAGTTCCAGCAGCAGCGCATCGGTGCTGAGCTTGCCCTTTTCCACCTTTGCCATGAGGGCGCGGTACTCGTCGCCGGTCTTGTGGCGGTACGCCAGTTCCAGCGTCTGGGTGCGGCCCTGGCCGGTGATCGTCACCTTGGCTTCGATGACGGGGTTTCCTTTGATGATGAACGTCATGCTTAGGCCTCGTCATAGGTCACGGTGTCAGCAACAAGCGACAGCGTGAAGGTGTTTTGCAGGTTGACGTTCTGGCCGCCGGTGGCTTCCTTGCGGAAGGAGGGATAGCCGTAGTAATACGTGACGCTGCCGTCCGGATAGGTGGTTTCCAGCACCACCGGCTGGCGCAGGCGGTCGGCCGTGATCAGCGCCTTGTACCAGGGTTTCTTGCGGTCGTAGTCAACCGTGTACGTCAGCACCGTCGGCGTCTTGACCGTGGGCTTCTGTTGCTGCTTGCCGGTCGGGTCTTCGGTGTACTGAAACGTGTGGTACTGCTGCTCGCCGCCCGTGATCTGAACGTCGGTGATCTGGTCCAGGCTGACCCAATCATTGACCTTGCGGAACGTACCGCCGCCCTGTCCCGCCGGATACAAGCGCAGGTCTTCGGTATCGGCTCCTTCGATCTTGAAGCCGTCAGCCGTCACGTCGGAAGCACGAAAAACGGAATTGCCCAGAGCCGGCCAGCCCGAAGCCAGCACCAGCACATCGCCGGCCGTTGGTGGGGTGGCGGTCGTCGCGGTCGGGTCGATCCCATTCGTTACCGCGCTGATAGCCACAGCCTGCGCGAGCGTCTTCGAAACGCGGAATTGCGACCCGTTGATGAAAATGGAAGACATATCGAATCCTCAAAAAAAATGCCCGGCGTGTGCCGGGCGAGAACTTGTTGCCGGGGGGGGGAAACCTAGCGGAGATACCAAATGCCGAAGTCCTGGCGGGTTCCGCGCATCTTGATGGCCTCTTCGTAAAGGTCAGTCGGCGCACCGTAGGGCTCCACGGCGGGAAACTCACTTTCGCAAAGCGCCGTTGCCACCTGGTCAGCAATCGCCTCAGCCTGCAAGCGCGTTTCGGCCCACACATGGACCTGTATGCGCCGGTGTCTCTTCTCGCGCCGCTTGGCCTCGACGTACCATTGCTCTTCGCCGCCCGCGCCCTGGTAGACGATGAGGGGAAAAACTGGCTTGTCCGGAGTGACATCCGGGTACGCTCGCCCCGACACCAGCGGCGCAAGCAATTCTTTCAGTCGTGATTCAAGCGGCATTCCCCACCTCCTGCGCCGCCAGAAGTTCCGGCAACCTCTCCCTGCCACGTTGGATCATGGCCAAGCGGGCTCGACCGTTGGCCGCGTCAAAGGCCGGTCGAAGGAACGGATATGCCGGCACCCATTTTGGAGAGGCCCGTTTTCGGCGCTTGTCGGTGACATACGTGCCGTCCGGTTTGCGGATCACGGCGTAGATCTGCCAGTGGCCGAACTCGACCAGGTGGCCGTGGGGTGCCTTGCTCTTGTTCCAGGTGACGGCGTACTGCACTTCCTGATCGGTCGAGTACCGCTCCCGGAAGGCAAGGTAGATGGCAGCGCCCAGGACGCCGTTGTGCGTGTTCACACGCGCCTTGGCCTCATCCCGCAGCACCTCGCCGCCAGCAACGGCCATGGAGCGCGCCAGGCTGACCCGTGCGGGTCCCAATAGCCGATCCAAGCCCGCAGACCAGCCGGAGGTGTCGAAAGACGCCTGAAGCCCGTTAGCCATCACTACCCCCCTGTTCGCATATCAAATCCGTCCACTGCCGGCGAGCAAGGTCCATTCGCACATTTTTGATGTCGAAGGGATCGCCCACCGGCAGCCCGTCGTATAGCTCCAGTACGCGCATCCCCTGGTCGATGCCGCGGCGGAACCGGATCCGGAAGCTGTATGCGTTTATGGAAGCGCCGACGTTTTCCTGGTTGCGTGTAATCGCGCCCATACCGGTCTGGCCACGAGGATCGGCGGGTACTGTTGCGACTTCCACCCAAGCCCCGTTTGGCTGCCCCGCCTCGTCTTGCCCCTCGTCCCGGCGCTCGATCCGAATCCAGGTGCGCAGCGTGCCGGCCCTCATGGCATCATCTCCCGCCTGTCCGCGCGCAGAAGTTCCGGAACCCCTTGGGGAAGCCGTGCGGCGCTGGCTCCAACAACTACCTCTTCGCGGTTGGCATACAGATTGCCCAGCGTCAGCCGCACCGCGGCCCTGACACGAGGTGTCGCCACCATGCCGAACAGCACGCGCTGAAAGCCGATCTTCGCTTCCTTCAACCGCTCCGTCGCAAGTGCAGTTGCCATTTGGCGCGCAGCCGCGTTGCCAAGTTCCTCAGCGGCGGCCATGGCAGCCTCATATGCGTCCTGCGCGTCGCCTGCAGCCTGGGGCAGCGCGTCCTGCGCGGCAATGAGGTCGGATTGCGCCGAAAAGAATGCGCGGTTGAGATGGCCCGCCACAGCGCTTTCCGCAGCGGCGAGCAAGTCGGCCAGCAATGGCGCGTCCGCCGGATCGGCGTTGCAATGAGCAATGCACTCTTCAGGCGTCAGCAGCGGCATGGTCAGTCCTTCTTGCCTTCGGCCAGGGCCGTGCGCAGCTTGTCCATGCCCCAACGCTTGTCATACTTGATCTGCGCCTCATCGAGCTGGGCGCGCAGCGCCACCAGCTCGGGAGGGTCTTCATTGGATTCTTCTACGGCGCCGAGGTCGCGGGCGGCCGGCAGCAGCCAGCTGGGGCAGTCTTCGCCAGCCGCATACTCGGCCGGGTAAATTTCGCCGTCCGGGACACCACGAATGGTCTTGGTCAGTTTCATCAATCTTCTCCGGTGTGACACAGGGGCGCCAAACTGCCGCCCCTGTGCTTGCTGCTTACGCCGCGGCGATCTTCATCGCGCGCATCGGCTCGGGATTGTGAACACCACCGCCCACGCGCTTGGTCGTGTAGAACAGCACGAAGGGCTTGTTGGTGTAGGGGTCACGCAGCACCTTCACGCCGACGCGGTCGTAGATGGTGTAGGTGCGCTTGAAGTCCCCGAACAGCACCGCAGCCGCGCCGGCCACCGCATCGGGCATGTCCGGCACCTCGGCGATCGGAAAGCCACCCAGCGTGGAGGGCTGACCCGCCACCATGGACGGTTGCCACAGGTAATTGCCTTGGCCGTCCTTCAGCTTGCGGACCAGGCCCTGGGTCTTGCGATTCATGGCGAATCGCGCATTACCCGTGAAGGCCGAGGGCAGGTCATAGATCAGGTCGATGATGCCGTCCGAGGTGATGGCCGCGGCGGCACCGCTGTTCACCACCTTGATCGCGCCGAAGGGATGCTTGGCAGCATTGGCGCCGCCTTCGATATAGGTCAGGATGCCGAACGGCTTGTTGGCGCCGTTGCCCGACACGTAAGCCAGTCCTTCCTGCTTGGCGAACTCGGTTTCTACCTCGCCGGCCAGCCAGCTTTCCAGGCTGATCGCGGAATCATCCAGCAGCTGCTGCGTTGCGGCCGGATTGGCGTAGATCTCGCCCCAGCCGAAGCCCAGCGAGGCGAAGCCCGCGGTGTTCGTCTGCGGACGGGCCGCGGTTTCACCGACCCAGCCAGAGGCAGTGCCGCCCAGGTTGTACAGCTTGGTGAGGCCGGCGCCCGAAACGGGCTGAACAGTGGCCAGCTGACGCATGGGCGAGACGAGTACCAGCTTGTCCGTGATCGTGCGGTCCCATTCCACCGGAGCGAGGTAACCGCCTTCTTCCGCGGCGCCCTTGTTCAGCGCGGACTGCACGTCGCCCTTCTTGAAGTGAGCATTGAACGCGTCGCTGTACTCGGCGTCCTTCAGGCGTTGGCCGCTGCCGTCACCCATCTGCGCCGAAGCGATCTTCAGATTGGCCTCATCGATGGCCGATTGGAGCCGGCTGATGTCGGCGTTGATCTTTTCGACCTTGAGCGCTTGCAGGGCGTCGTGCGTGCCTTTCTTGACCTCGTCCAGCTGCTTCGTATGCTCGTCCTTGAACGTGGCGAAGGCTTGGTTCAGCTGGGTAACCAGATCCTTGATATCGCCCTGAGCGCCGGCGTCGGCGCGAACGGAGACCAGCCCGCGGGGTACGCGGGCATTCGATTGTTGCTTCATGTTTAACCTCGCAGGGTCGTAAGTGTGGTTTGCAGCAGGGCTGCTACGTCGTCACCAGCGCACGGCGTGGTGGTTGTGGCAGCGCTCGGCTTGCCGGAAAAAAGTGCTTTGAAAGTGTCGCGACGAGAGGAGCGGCTATATCCGGCGCGAGCCATCGCCGCCTCCACCTGGGCCAACGCCCGCCGCTCCCCGTTCGACTGCGGCTGCTCGGTGACTGCCGCGCCATCGAGCAGGCCAGTGGCGAAACCATCCTCCACCGCCTGATCAGCGCCGATCCAAGTTTCCTTGTCCATGAGCGCGGCGGCCTGTTTCGATGTCAAACCCGTTCGGGCTGCGTAGACCTGGGCCATCGCTTCATCGAACGGCTCCAGCCTCGCGGCCGCGTCGACCAGGTCGTGTCGGTTTCCGATGGCTACTGCCCAGGCGTTGTGGATCATCAGGAACGACCCCTGTCCCATCAGGATCTCATCGCCCGCCATCGCAATGACAGACGCCGCCGACGCTGCAAGCCCCAATACCTTGATAGTGACCTTGGCCTTGTGCTCGCGAAGCGCGTTGTAGATCGCGACCCCTTCGAAGAAATTACCGCCGGGCGAATTAACGTTCACCGTCACGTCCCGCGTCCCGACGGAACGCAGTGCGGCTTGGATGCGCTTGACCGTCACGCCGCTGCCATCCCAGGTTTCCCCGATGGCGTCGTAGATGGAGATGGTGGCGTCTTCGTCCGCGCCGGCGGCGCGCACCTGGGGCGCCCACCGCTCCAGTGCGTCTGGGCGCAGATCGAAGTCGGCGGCGCCAAGGCGGGCGTCCGCCTTGATCTCAGGCAGTTGCAGCAGGCTCATTGGATTTTCCTTTCTGGGTAATGGGTTCGCGCAGCTTGTTTGCCTGCGGGTCGTCGCTCGCGGGGAGGTCCAACAAGTCCCGAATCTCGTTCTGCCACATCCACGGAGCATGGCCACCGGCGCCGGACGATTTGGCAAAATAGTCCGCTTGATCCTTCAACGTCCCGCGCGTCAACGCCCGTTCGTTGAACTTGTAGGCCAGCTCGTCCAGCTCCTCATCGGTCAGGAAGGTGCGCATCGCCGCCTGTTCCCACGCCGTAAACCAGAACTGCAGCCCGTACTGCACGAAGAAGATTCCCAACTGCTCAATGCCCGACCCCCAACTGGTGTCGTCCATCATCAAGAGGGGCCGAGGCACGCCGAAGGCGCGCGCTACCTCTTCAATCTGCGCGTTGCGGTTCTCAATGTGCTGCGCTTCAGCTGCGGTCACCTTGAACTTGTTTGCCTTGGCGCCTTCTTCCAACAACATCCAGCGCTCGACGTTCTCAGCGCCTGCAAAATCCGTGTCCAGGGAATTGCGCATCCGCCCATAGGCTGTATCGGAAAGCGCCTTGGGCACCTCCACGGCACCGCCCGCCAGGTTGCCCGTCCGAAATACGCGGCCGGCGGCGCGCTCAGCGTCACGCGCCAGAGATATGGCATCACGCGCGAGCTTCATGCGGCCCAGTCCTTCCACCCCATCAATGGTGATGTCCCGCAGGTGGAACACCTCCTTCTGAGATAGCTTTACCTGCTGGCCATCCGACCGGGTGTACGTGTATTGCATCTCCCAGCCCACCAACTCGGCCTTGACGGACCCCAGCGCCATCGGCACCAATGCGATGGGCCTGCCCGCCGACCAGATCACCCGGGCGTAGGCGTTGCCCTGCTGCAAGACATGCAGCTGCATCATGCTCTTGAACTCGAATGGCGTTTGCCATCCGTTCGGCTTCAGCTTCATCAGCCGATACCCCGGGTGGTCCTTCGCTGCCGCCTTGGATGCGTCGTTTCGGATCAGGTTGAGCGGCAGCATGCCAAGCGAAGTGACGATCAGGGACACACACCGCAGGGCGGCCATGTTCCGCAGCGATTCCACCCGGCTGCTGTAGTCGCCGGTTCGGATGTATTCGAGCAGCGCCGGGTCATCCAAGCCTCGGAATGCCTGCCCCCTGGGCTGCTGCGAAGCCTGCGCGCTTTCGAGCGCAATGGTGGGCTCAAGCCGCGGGCCGGCTTCAGGCGCCGACTCGTTGGCCGTACTGCCCAGAAAGCGGTCCAGTAGTTTCATGGGTTCTCTCAGATAGATCGAATGCCGCGGGACTCGTATACCGAGCGGCCGGAGGCCTCTGGGTTGAGCGACAACAGGAAAACGGCGTCAAAGAGCGCCATGAGCGGGTCGATTTTTGCGGTTCCCGAGACCTGCTTATTTATGGCGATCGCGTTTCCCTGCGGCACGGTCTTTGCATTGCCGACACACCAGGCCATTAACGGACGCCCCCCGTGCAGCATCTCCTGCCCGGCAACCTTGCGCTCCGTGGTCTTGATCGCGCCATTCAGGCGCCATCCTTGCGAAATAGCCGTGATTTCCTCCAGGGTGAAGCCGCGCCCAGGACTGGTTAGCTCGTCAACGATGTCTCCGATACCTGACCCGTCCACGCCAATGGACAACTTCTCCGGCAACAGCCCGCGATCACGCACCCTGCAGACGATGTCGGCCACCTCAACCACGTCATCGCCGGGCCGATCCACAATCTTCAGGTCGCCCTGCTTTTCGAAGTCGAGCAAAGCAGGTGCAATTTCCGCCCTACGTTCCAGGACAATCTTGTGCGCCCAGGCGCGTCCCCAATGCAACCAGCGGCGCGTTCCGATCTCCCGCCCCATCAGGGCTAGCCCCAACAAGTCATCCAGCCCGCCTCCGTCTATGCCGACCACGACCACTTCGCAGCGATCCAGGAACGCGTCTTGGTCGGCTAGGGTTGAATCGCCTTGCGCTTGCCAGAAGTCCGCACCAGCCCAACGGTCTGACCGCAAGTTCAGGCCGATTTGCACGTTCAGGTGCTTCGCCAGGAACTTCTGGCTTGACCCATCGCGCTTGACAATGTGCTTCTTAAGCTCGTCGGCTAGCCATTCCGCGCTGACGGACCGGCCAAGGTTCGGGTTGGTGATGTAGAAGTTCTCGGACAGCAGGTAGGCCTTCGTCTCGACCATTTCATCGGGGTATTCGTACAGAATGCCCAGGGTCTTCCTGTCTTCAACCTTGCCGTCGCGCACGTCACGCCAGTAGTCGAGCTTTTCCTTGAACACCCCGGCCGGCGGATCATCGCTCTGCGTGGTCAGGTAGATCACCCATCCCTCATCGCGGGAGACTTGGCCGCCCAAGGCCTCCATGAACATCGCCGCAGCGTTCGCACGCTTGCCGAATAGCCACAGCTCGTCCACCAAGACCCGGCCGGATTTCTTGCCCGATACCGTATCGGTATCCGCGGCAACAACCTTCAGGCTGTTGCGCGTCACGCGATGGGTAATGGTGCGCACATGATCCTGGACGTGGAACATGTCCGACAGTTCTTCGTCAGCCCGGATCATTGCGGCAGCCGGCTTGAAGCTGTTGTCAGCGACTTCCTTGGTTGGCGCCAGAATCAAGTGCTCCTCTTCTTCGCGCCAGCACATGACCAATGCCGTCAGCATGATGCCGGCCGCAATAGTCGATTTCGTGTTCTTCTTGCTGATCAGCAGCCCATACTCGCGGATCAACTGCTTTCCCGTGGCCGCCTCATATCCTCCAAAGATGGCACGCACGAAGTCAAACACCCAATCCTCACTGCACTCCCCGAAAGTCGGTTTTCCGGGCAGGTCCACCACACGCAGCTGCTTGAATATCTCCAAGGCATATTCGGCTTGGTCTGCGAAGATCGGCGGTGGAATAATTGACTGGCGCGCTCGCAGGCGCGCCGCCCAATCCGGGCAGGCGGTAGTCCAAGACATGGCTTAGCCCTTCCCAACAACACGCAGGTGGGTCGGAGGCGGTGGCGGAGCGAATCTCCCGCCAGTTGCTGCCTTATTGGCTGCTTCCTGCTTTGCGCCCTTCTTGCCCTGCTCGGCGATTTTTCCGTGCGTGAACGGCATCAGCGCTTTGGCCGCCTCCAGCCGAAGCTTCGGCTCTTCTCCCACGTCGTTCATGATGGCCACGAGCACTGCCCGCGGGTCCGAGGTAAGCCCGAGAGCTTTCAGGCCGATCTCGTCCATAGGATCAGAGCCGGTGGCCGTGTCTTGCGATCCGCCATCCGTCGATGCCGGCTTGGCCTGAGGGGCCGTTTTGTTAACCGGTTTTTTGTTAACCGATTTGTTAACTTGGGCCGAGCGCCCAAGCGCCGCCAGCACATGCTTGTCACGCATCAATCGGGCGGCTGCTTGGGCCGCCCCGTTTTCGCTGTAACCCGCATGGATAGCGGCTTTCGCACCGGATAGACCCGACAGCAGCGCGTCAACGAATCGGCGCTTTTTGTCGGTTAATGCCATAGGTTTTGGTTAACAAATAAGGGTTAACAATTTTCCAAAATGGGGAAATTTTCCGCGCGTGAGGGAACGGGTGGTTTCCGGAAGGTGAGCCCGCCAGACTTTCACCCGCCCCCCCCTATGCGGCAGCCAATCACGCCTGCGCACAGGCCAGCCAGGGCGCGATCTCGGAGGCGATAGGCCCGCGCCATCACCGTGATAGTGCGGCGCGCTACGGCCTTCTCGTGACACGGACAGACAGGCACCGCCTGATCCATCGCTCGACCTTGCCCCAATGCGGCGTTGCGCCAGTCATGCGAGCAGCGATTGCTACGCCAGATAGATACCAACGCACCCACCACGCGACATGGATGGAAACCTTGACCGTCTGTTGTGCCATCACGCTCTATCCCTGTAGCCCATGTCCTGCCGCGTCTTGGCGTCATGGCATCCGGTCTTCCGCCCGCTCGCATCTCGCGACACGCAGAGAATTTGCGTGTTCGCATCGGTGTCTTCGCCGCCATCGAATAGGCTGACCTTGTGGTCCAGTTCAAACCCATACGGGTAAATGGTCAGCGTCCGGCAGTGCGCGCAGTGTGGGTCAACAGACCAGACGCGCAACCGCCGCTCTTGCAGCTTGCGCCCCGCCATACGCTTGGCGCTCGGCGTGGGGGCAGCAGCCAGCCTTGAGCCAGCCATCGCAATGCGCGGCTTAAGAGTCTTGAGCTTCATGCCAGGATCGCCTCGCCACGACGGAACACGACATAGGTTCGAACCAAGCCGCCAACCGCATCCACACGATTGATGTACTGAGCCATGCAGCGTGCTCGGCATTCACGCCTGGCGCCCGGCGTCAGCCGATCCAGGCCGGACACCTTGTGCCGGTACATCAGGTCGCACTCCTTCAATAGCTGGCGGGCCGCTGCGCACAGCGCAGGATCTGCACCCTCACGCTCCGCTTTGCGAATATCGCGACGCACAACCGCCTCGAAGGCTCGCCTACACATGATTCGTACCCCTGAATGTTCTTGCCGGGTGCTACCTACTGCACACCGCCCGGCGGCGATGCCCCAAACCCCGCACGCCATGCCCAGCGTGCGGCCCTCGGTAGCGGGAGGGTGGAGAATGCAAAAGCCCCGACCGGATCATCCGTATCGGGGCTTATTTTTAGGTATCTGCTATCGTTACAGCCCGTTGCGAATACAGCATCTCATTTGCCGACCGGCAAATGCATTACCAGTCTTGCTCCACGAAGCGTTCGACGGTTCAACAGTGAGGAAATGTCATGAAAGCAGTTAGCCGGCGACTTGACTTCGCCGCTGGAGGCGTTCGCCTTGAGACCACTCTCGGTGACAAAGTGATTACCACCCTCGTGCTGGTAAGCACCGACCCCAACTCCATCCCCAATACCGAATTCAGCGACAGCGCGAAAATGCATGTGACGCTCGTCGAGAATCCCAGCAAGGCGAAGAAGCGCGCGGGCGAGATGTTGCCGCACGCACAATCTGGAGACGTTGCTGCCTTCCTTTGCCCGAACCGCGATACCTACCAGGCGACCCTCGACGTACTGGGGTTCAATGGAGGCAGTACCGTGTTCGACACGTAGAAGTCGGATGTCCGGCGAGTTTGTCATCGGAACCTCAAATAAAGAAGCCCCAATCGGAGTATCCGTATCGGGGCTTTAGTTTGTCTGGAGCGGGCTGCGGGGATCGAACCCGCGTAAGAGGCTTGGAAGGCCACTGCCTGACCACTCGGCCAAGCCCGCAAATTGTTACTATCCGTGCCACATTCACTCAAGGAGGCACGCCATGGGAATCAAGACCGCCGCTCTGGCAGCAGCTCTATCCATCGGAATGGCAGGTTGCTCCACCACTCCGGTATCGGCAGATAAGGCAAAGCCAGTACCGAAGGAGAGGCTTTACGGATTCCAGCAGCAGCCAGCGGAATCATTCGGAACCGCCGTAGTGACGCGAGACTCTGGCTTCACGGGATCGGCTTGCTACGTCCTGCTTCGCATCGATGGCGTAAAAGCGGCCGAGTTCGGAACTGCCGAAACGGCCACGTTCTATCTGAAGCCAGGCGATTCCATTATGGAAATTGACAGTGGGATATGCGGCGGAGGCAACAAGGAGATCGAAGTCAAATCCTTGGCTGGCGAAAGCCGCCGCTACCGTATTTTCCTCGACAGCACCTCGGGTTATGGCCTCTCGCGCACGACGTACTAATGCAAAAACCCGCCGGCTTTCGCGTGGCGGGTTTGTCTGGACGCAGTAATACACCGTATCCGTTAGAGGCCTATTCTGCGGGACTTTTCCGCAGAGGTCAACCGCAATTCTGGAATCAGCCTCTGCCAATGAGCATGCCACCAGCTTGCAGACGTTCGAGTAGCGCACGATGGGCTTGCTGGTGAATGCCAGGCTTGGCCTCTTCGTCTCCCTTGGCGGGGTAGCCGAACAACCAGCGCTTTAGCTTCGCGTTATGAGCTTCTGCTGTCCGCTCACTTACCTCGTAGCGCTCAGCCAGCTTCGCCAGCGAAACCTCAGCGCCGAGTAGGCGTTGAATCAGCGCCGACCGGAGACGCCCGTTCGACACGCAACCCGAGAGCGCGCCTGCGGCCGCAGCGGATACCACCTGGCTCATTGCGTCCTGCCATTCCGGATTTATCTTCCAGCCAGAGCAGCAAGACACTCGGCACTCGCAAAGAATCTGAGACGGGGCCGCCGCCGCGATCAGGACAGCGCGGTGAAGCGGTGCCAACTGGTCCAATTCGGCGCGGATCATGCCTGCTTGGCCTGCGCCATCAACCCCGCTGAGGCCCTTTCCTTCTCCCGCGGACGGCCCGGCCGCCACGCGGTTCATCAACGGACGGTCATACTGCTGCATACGGAAATTGAACGCGAACGTCAGCGCCGCGTGCAGGTTCTTGAACAGCGGTTCCTCGTCACCGCACGTATGTCGCATAGCCGCCGGGCTCGTAAGTGTCATGGTAGTCATTAGATAATCCCCGGGGAGCAAGTCACTTTCGGATTCAGGTAATCGAGTAGCGCAGCGCGCGCCTCATCAAAACTTCGGCACACCTCGACGCGGTACCCCGCCCCCTTGAGGTATCCGATCCAATCTTTCTGGGTCGTGCTGACCCTGCCGTCAGCGGTCTTCATTTCGATCCACAGCCCCGGGCACCCGAAGCGCGGCACGGGCAAGCAAAGATCAGGCACGCCCGCTTTCACACCCTGCCCCTTCAGCTTTGCCGCCACCGCCGCATGGCGCTGCCCGCCGTTGGGGACATGGAAGAGGCGCTCAAGCTCCGGGTATACGCCGGCCTGAAGGGTCGCCCACCTGATCACCTGGGCCTGGATGGTGTCTTCGCTCGGGCCAGCGAGCTTCGCCGCACCGATGGATGCGCGCGGCGAGCGCTTGGCGCCAGTAGTCGGCCAGCGCTTCATGCGTGCGCCCCCCGGTGGCTGTCCCAGTCAAAGATGACCATGCGCCCGCCGCCTTCGCGCATCCGGTCAATGACGCGCTCGCCCAGCTCCGCCCCCAGCTTGTCCTTTGCCAAGTTGCTCAGCATGATGGTGGGCTTCATCGCGTTGTAGCGGTTGTTGATGACGTTCGTCAGGATCATCCGCTCGGTGTCGGATCCGTACTGATTTCCGATCTCGTCCAGCACCAGCAGGTCGGGCGCCGTCAGCTTCTCCAACACCGCGGCCTCGGTGCTGGCCGCGTCCCGGCGATACGTGCTTTTCACTGCCTGCATGGCGTCCAGCACCACCGCAAAGCGCGCGGAATACCCGGCCTCCAGCACCTGATGCATGATCCCCACGGCCAAATGCGTTTTCCCCGTTCCCGGAGTGCCGCAGAAGATCAGCCCCCGGCCCGCGGCCCGCGCAGTGGCGAAGTTATCGGCGTACTCGGTCGCCACACGCAGTGCACGCCCCTGGCCTTCGTTCAAGGCGTCGTAGTTATCCAGCGTCTTGCCGTGGTAGCGAAGCGGCACCTCAGCCTGGCGCATGATGGTCAGGCGGCTGGCTTCGGCCTCCAGGCGGAAGCGCTCGGCCTGCTGGCGCTTGGCATTGCACATCGTGCAGTCCGACCAGCCTACCGGCGTCTTCATCGCGGTATACGCCCCATGCTCGGAGCAATGCCGCTCCTCCGTGACGAAGTTAAAACCGGCCATCGTCGTCAACACCATGCCGGTAGTCCTGGCTGCTGAAGTTTCCATGGATCTTTGCTCCTTTCGCGGGGCGGCGTTGGTCCGCCCCCGGGGTTGTTGCCTTTGTCTGGTCACCGGCCAGCCAGTTGACGATGAATGCGGAGATGCCCCGGCGCGTCTTGCGGTTCGTCGGCTTGGCTGTGCACCAGACCCGCATTCGCTTCAACGCCCCCGGCACATCGACCTGAGGAAAAGCCGCGCTCCACTCCGCGAGCTGGACATCGGTGGGCAAAAACTCGGAGCCGTCTTGCAGCGGGAGCTGAACGACGGGAGGCGGAGCATTGCCGTCTTCGGCGCCAAGCAGCGCAAGCTGGTCGGCGCAAGAATCTGCGTCAGCAGATTCCTTTTGTTGGTTGTCTTTTGGAAGGTTGTCTTTTGTGTGTCCGAATTTCGGACTAGCGACCTGTCCGAGATTCGGACTAGTGGTAGTCCCGGATTCGTTCACCTGTCCGAGATTCGGACTAGTAGTTTCACTAGTCCGAGATTCGTTCACCTGTCCGGATTTCGGACTATCAAGCCACTGCGAATAGTCCTTGTTGATGCCCACGATGGAGCCGTACTTGCCCGGCCGCTTGTGAATGACCCGCATCAACGCAAGCTCATTCAGCGCCGTGGTGATGTGTTGGCGCTTCATGTCGCCCAGCAATGCGCCCAGCTGCGAGGCGGACAGGTCGTCTTCCTTCTTGTTGAATCCATAGGTCTTGCGGATAAGCGCCAGCAACACACGCAGCGTGGTCTGCTTGAACGGATGCGCAGTGATCGCCTCCAGCAGCTCGTTGGAAATCTGCGTGTGGCCTTCCTCAAGCTGGGGAGATTTAGGCGTCATCTTCAAGACTACGGCGCTCATGCCGCCTCCCCGTAGAGCTGCTGATACCCGCGCTCGGCCTCTTCGGGCCATTTGCCCAGATCCATGATTCGCTGGCGCGTAAGGCGCAAGCCGGGGATGAAATAGCTGAGCTTCAGCTCCAGAGCGGCCGAGGATCTGTCAATGAACCAGTGGCACGGCCCGCAGCCGAAGGCGATGCACCAGTCATGCGCTTTGATTCCCCTGCCCTTGCCGTCACGCAAACGGTTCGAGTGGCAAGCCACCGTCGTTTCTTTTTCGTTGTGGCAGTACCCAGGAACGCGCAGCAAGCATTCCTCACCCTTCGCAAGGTCCAGCAGCGCCTGGTTGCGGTAAACGGTCTTGGGCGGCTTCTTGCCTTTCTTGCGCGCCTTCATGGCGGCTCGCGGCGGCGGCATCGGCTTGGCCCGCATCATCGGGGCCTTGGCCTTCAGCGGCGCGCTACGCTTCATGGGCGTCTTCTGCTTGAGAGGTGTGCGGCGCATCATCGGACGCCCACCCAGAACTTATGACCCCACGCGCCTTCAATCTCGCGCAGTTCCCCACGCATACGCGCCTCCCAGATGAGAGACCGCGCGGCCGCCAGGGCAGCCAGCGCACGCGATGAACCAGGCCAAGGATCCACAGGAACCAAGTCGGCGCGCAGACTGCGGGCAAGATCCCCATCACGTACCACGCGCGGACGGCGGGCGCGAATCCAGTCCCGACCACTTTCCAACGCCTCTTGCGACAGCTTGAAGCCCAGGAACATGCCCAGCGATGAGCCAGCGTTGAACTCTTTCCTAGACATCCTGGCCACTCCAACGCAAGAATGGCTTGCGGACACCCTCATGGAACAAGGCCGCGGCCATGGCGTTGTGGTCCAGCTCCGCGCGGCTGGTGATCCCGCACATGTCGCGCACGTACCGCGCAGCGTGCTGGCTGGGCGACACGCCCTCAGGGGCGGCGCCGATGCGGGAAACAACCCACCACTGAAAACTCGCGCCGTTGCACATCATTGCGGCCGTGCGCGACAGCGCCGCCCCCTTACGCCCTGCGGACGCGCTACGCGCCCGCACCGGTACACCCGAGGTTCCACGCGTCAGCATGCCGCCCTCGCCTTGTCCTGGGCAGCCCGCACCACGTTGCGCTTCAGCCGCTGGGCTTTCTCAATGATCTTGTCGCACTCGACCATAATGTCGGACGCGTCGTCGTCGCTGATGTCGCCATCGGACACCGCCTCGATGGCAACCGCGGCCAAGCGGCCATTGAGGCTCGACATCTCCATCACCTTCGTGCGCACCGCGCCCACCTCGTCCGGGTGATGAGGTGCCGGCGGCAATATGCTCGCCGCAACGCCATGGCGCACGTTCAGCGCCATCAGCCAGTCGCGGGCGTGGCGCTCGCCGTCCTGCTTCTCCATCATCCACTCGGTGGATAGCTCGAACAGGTCCAGCGACATAGACTGGCCTTTCTTCCGAGTCATCTTCTGCCGCAAGGTCTCGAAGTGAATCGAAATGCCCCGACGGTTCGTCAAGAAGGCCGCAAGCTCTTCCACGCCCCCGGGCGTCTTCGTGACGCTGATGTACAGCGCGTCATGCGGGTCAATCTGTGTGTAGCGGTTGGTCATCAGGTCTTACCTTGGAATCCGGGTGCGATCAGGGTTTCGCTCTTGCCGCGTCACCCCTAAGATGCGCAGCATGGAAAACATCCTTCAAACGTCTAGCGGTCCGATCTGGATCTTGTCGTCGTCCACCGGCACGGCCGGCGGTGCGTTGTCGCTCGGCTGCTCGACCGGGACACTGAAGAACCATGCAATCTGTTCTTTCGTGATGGGATGGGTCGCCAAGCGGGCGCCGAAGGTCAACGGGGCTGGCTTATGCATGGGTAGGCTCCTGCTGGGGAGGCGCGCGCGACGCCTCGGGCTGTTCGTAGACCTGATCCAAGGAAACGGACAGGCCAGAATCCGCCGCGAGTGCCACAAGGCGCTTCGCCTGCTTGATGCCAGGTTGAATGGCTCCCCGTTCGTATTGGGAGATGGCCGACTGGCTCACCTTCAGCTCTTCCGCGAGCTGTGATTGAGACAGAGCGGCAGCTTTTCGAATGCGGCGGATCGTGTTCATCCCCCAAATTATGAGCATTGCTTCTTTTTTTGGCAAGAAAAATAGAAGCAATGCTTTTTGTTGAAAAGAAGCAATACTTTTATCGTTGCGATATGTCCGAACGCCGCCCTCTCACGCCCGAAGAACTCGCCGATGCCGGTAGGCTGGAACTCGCCTATAAGAATTGGAAGGCAGAGCGCCGCGCGGACGGCGAGCGGGTAAATCAGGAAGTGGTGGCGGCCCGTCTCGGCATATCTCAAAGTGCGTTCAGCCAGTACTGCCGCGGCGCGATCCCGATAAATGTGGAGCTGTTGACGGCCCTCCACTCTGAGCTGGGAATCGACCCGCACTCGATCAGCCCCCGTCTCGCCAAGGAGATGGCCGAAATCTCCGATGCCGCTGGGACCCCATTCGATAGAGATCATCACCGCGTTCGACTGATCGATGCGGCACTATCTGCCGGGTCTGGGAAAGTAGCTTTCTCCCGCGATGTACGAAAGCACCTTGCCTTTCGAAAAGACTTCCTGCTGAAGCAGACACCACACCTTGATGAAGTTGGTGCCTTCCATGTCTCTGGCGACAGCATGGACAAGATGCACATCGTTGATGGCTCCGTTGTGCTGCTCAATATGAGCGAAGCCGCGAAGGAACCCATCAAAGGAAAGCTGTATGGCGTATGGATCGGCGATGAGATCTTCATCAAAGAACTGGTCAAGGATGGGAGGCACTGGTTCGCCCGTTCCCACAGCTCGTGCGGCTCTTACCCCGACATTCATATCAATACAAACGCGGGAATTGTCGGCCGCGCATTCTGGGTTGGGTTTCCACTCTAGATTCGTACCGTGACCACATGGGCCACCTCCGGGTGGCCCTTTTTCTGTTGCGAACCTCAAATCTTTTTTAGAAGCATCGCTACTTTTTTGTTGCTATTTTTTAGAAGCACTGCTTATACTTCTATTCAACGAGCTGATCGTGCCTTTAGCGAAACAGCTGTTCTGCTCTTTAACAACCAGCCGCCGATGTTGCTCACCCCGCCTGTGGGGTGTTCGCCCGGCTCAATCGCACCTGCGGGCATGGCCGCAGCTCTGCGCGGTGTCCCTGCCGTATCCAGTCCGCCAAAGCGCGGTTCACGGATCAATAGGGTGAGGCGTAGACAGCCAAGAACAGAAACGGTCACGCCGGTTGGAATACCGGCATCCGAACCGCTGCAAAGCGGGTTTCGGCCAGCGCCGCGTGCGGCGCTTACCGAAGCCAACAACCCCACCACCCGGTGGGCAACAGGGAGAACAGCATGTCCGCAAGCCTCAAGCTCTGCCGCCGCATCTACCGCCTGGCCGAATCACGCGGCCATGCGTTCGACGCCAACACCTATTTGAGCCTGCGTGGCGAAGGCTGGGCCGCAGACGACGCGCTGATGTACGCACGCCGCGCCTACTGCGGCCAAGCAAAGGCCTACCGCCCTCGCCACCTGCGCCCGGACTGGGCCTGACCTACCCCACCCGCCCCGGGTGCCGGGGCAAGGAAACCACCATGGAAACCACTTTCGCGCTCAGCTACGCGATTTCCAAGCAACTCGCCGCCGCCACAGCAGTCAGCACCAGCAACGGCGATATCCCGCTCGATGACGAAATGCGCGCCGCTCTCGATGCCGCCCTGCGGCCCATCCTCAAGCGCCGCTTGAATCAGCTCATCGCTAACAGCCAGCCCCAGCACTGAGGAAATGACCATGGATAACTCGAAATATTGGAACGTTGATCTGACCAGCGATGCGTTGGTGATGAACGTCTCAATGACGCGCGTGCAGGCGCCCGATGCCCAGCGCGCATCGCAACAGGCACTGTCGCTGATGAAGACCCCGCCCGATTGGCGAGTGGTCGGCATCGACCGCGCCTGACAGCCCCGGCTCATGCCCCGCGTGCGGGGTATCGGCAGGCGCTGTCCTGATCCCCTCCCCCTACCTGGAATCTCCAATGATCAAGTTTCTTGAAACCTTGCTCGACATCCTCGCGCCCATTCTCAGCGTGCTGGACCGCAACGGAAAGCTGTAGTCCCCCTCCCTGCCCCGCCAGCCGGGGCGGTTTCGGAGAGCGGGCCGGCGCCGCAACGTCACCGGCGCAAAAGTGACTTTCCAACGTGAAGCGATGATCGGGCCTCCGGCCTGCTCTCCGAAGCTGTAGGACCAGACGAGGGACTGGAAACACCGCGCCCTCCCCTGACGGCACTACCCCCCGTCAGGTGTACGCGACTCGCTGGCAGACGAGTGATAAACCACGTTGCCTCCGCGCCTTTATGGTTGGGCTTGGCAAGCTGCGGATAGGCCCACGCGACGGTCAGACGCCAAATGACGCCGGATACGTAACCGGCACCCTGCAACCACCGCGCCCGCGCAAATCCCCATGCCCTCAACTATCCCCGCCATCTGGTGGGGCCTGGCGCTACTCGCCCTGATGGCGGTGGCACTGGTCCCCATCGGCAACTACTTCATCCGCCGCTATGTCGCGGCCGATCCTTGGAGCCCCACATGAACACCATCAGCGCAAGCGCGCCCCCGGTGCGCATCCGCCCCCTGCAAGCCGTCGCGAAGGCCGGCCGCAAGCTGGGCAACTTGATCGCGCCTCGCGACCACGCCGGCCGCGGCAATTGGAGCAAAGACGCAGATATTCCGTGGCAGGCATGGCCTGGCGCCCTCGCCTTCGCAGCGTTCGTCCTCTTCGGCCCGCAGGCCCTGGGCTGGCTGCTGCGCCTCGTCCTATGAACGGCATCGAGTTCATCGTAAGGGACCGCAGCGGCTGGCGCCCGCGCATCCCTTTACCCCGACGCCGTATCAGCGCCGTAGAAGTTAGCCAAGTCCGCGCTCTGAAGAAATTCAGCCCCGCCCCTACATCGCCCAAGGTGCCAGCATGACCAAAGCAACCATCCAGATTGACCATACCGCCCTGAAAGCCGCTTGCCGGATCATGGCGAAGAACGATATCCGCTACTACCTCAACGGCGTCTACGTGGAGGCAACCAGGGATCAAACCCTTGTGGTCGCCACCGATGGGCATCGTTTGATCCTGATCCGCACGCAGACTGAAAACGAGGTCGAGGATGCGGAAAGCCTGATCATCGCGGGCGATGTAGCCAAGCGAATTGTGGACGGCTCCATTCGCTCAATTCGTCAAATTTCGATGACGAGAACAGACGCGGGAAAGTGGCATATCCCCCTGTTCAAATGGGGTGTGGAACTGTCATTCGGTTCCGTGGAAGGCGTGTTTCCGAATTGGCGAAAGGTCGTGCCAGAGCGGACCACCGGAGAGCCCGCGAACTTCAACCCCCAATACCTCGCCGACTTCCAGGCGGCTGCACACGATTACTTCGGCGGCAGCAAAGGAAGACTCGGACTCATTGAGGTCAGCCAGAACGGCCGGGGCGGCGCGCTCGTTACCCCCACGCGAAAAGATGGCGACTTCATTGGCGTCGTAATGCCATTCGAAGCCGCAACCAACCATAAGGCGGAGCCGCCCGCCTGGGCGCTCACGCCTGCTCCTAAGGCAATTGCGGCCCGATACAGACGCGCCATTCCCAATACCGACAGTCAAACCGAGGCTCGCGCGTAAGCCGCTCTCTTTCGCAACGAATGGAGTAATCCCAATGTGGTTCAAGAACCTGAAGCTTTACCGCCTGTCCGCCGCCTGGCCGTTGCACGGCGATGACCTGGAAGACGCACTGGCCCGCCAGGCATTCCATCCGGGCAACAACCTGGAAATGCAGTCCATCGGCTGGGTTCCGCCCCGCGAGAACGGCGGGCTCGCCCACATCGTCGGCGGTCAGATCCTGCTGACTCTGCGCGCGGAAACGAAGCTGCTCCCCGGAACCGTCATCAACCAGGCGGCCAAGTTCCGCGCCCAGGAAATCGAAGAGCAGCAAGGCTACAAGGTCGGCCGCAAGCTGATGAAGGAAATCAAGGAGCGCGTCACCGACGAGCTTCTGCCCCGCGCCTTCAGCATCTACCGCGATACCCGCGTCTGGATTGACCCGATCAACCTCTGGCTGGTGATCGACGCGGCAACCTCCAGCAAGGCCGATGAGGTGATCGGCATCCTGGCGAAGTGCATCGATCCCTTCCCCCTGGAAAACCTGTACGTCGCGCAGTCGCCTGCGGCGGCCATGACCGGGTGGCTGGCAGAGGACGAGGCCCCGGCCAACTTCACCATCGACCAGGACACCGAACTGCGGTCCTCCGGCCATAGCGGCGCGGCCATCCGCTACGTCAAGCACTCCATCGACGCCGACGACGCCCGCCGACACATCCAGTCCGGCAAGCAGTGCACCCGCCTCGCCATGACCTGGGCTGACCGCATTTCCTTCGTCCTCACCGAAGGGCTGGATATCAAGCGCGTGTCTCCCCTGGACGTGCTGAGGGAAGGCGGCGAAGCCACGCTGAACGATGACGAAAAGTTCGATTCGGACATGCTGCTCATGACCGGCGAGCTCGCCAAGATGATGGCCGAACTTGTCGATGCCCTCGGTGGCGAAAAGCGCATCTGACCAAAATGGGAAATCAAATGAACACGCAAACCAAATCCCGCGGCGATGCCGCATGGAATCTAGTCGGCCTCATCAGCTGCTTCCTTGTCCTTTTGATCTACAGCGCCTTTGTCGCCGCCAAAGTCTGGAGCTGGACCATGCCGGTTCTGTTTGGATTGCCGAGTTTTGAGTTTCGCCAAATGGTCGCCCTATTAATTGTCGTGGCAGCTCTACGCGGCTTTCCCTCGAAGGTCGAGCCGGACTCAACACCCTATCGCACCACCGCTATCAAGCTCCTCGCCTGGACCGTGCTGTTAGGTCTGGGTGCAGTTGCGAGCAGCTCCCTTTAGCCCACCGCTGAATGCGACGGAGAACCCTCATGAGTGCATTTTGCGTGTTCGGAATGACCGAGACCATTGCAAAAAAGTCCGCTGAGCAGGCGTGGCGGAGGCATGTGGCCCAGATGACGCCGGAGGTCCGGAAGCACATTCAGGAATCCGACGAAAAGGAGTGGATTGCCGTCAAGACGGAATACCTCCTGTCGAAGGGCACGCCGACTCAGCTATCTGCTTCCTTCGACGCCCCTCAGTTCGCGGAGGACTTCATCCGTCTGGCGCGCAAGCAAACGCGCTCCTCTCGGCTCAAGGTGATGGTCCGTGGCGAGAAGCTGGACAAGCAAGGCAGTCCGCGCATCAGCAAGGCCACCAAGCGCCCGATCATCGGCTGGATCCCCTACTAGCCGCGGCCAGCCTTCAACTACTTCACGAACGAAAAAATGGCAAAAAACAGCATCGACGTGTATGGCTCGACCGGGAAGACCAACATCCTGACGTTCCTGCCTGAACAACTCCACCTTGTCACGGACCCCGGACACCCTCTATTCGATGAGCGCGTGTTCTTGCCGGTGGACGAGGCCATGGTCTTGAACATCGAGGAACTGGGCATCCTTCAATCCATCGTCGTCTGGAAAGACCCTGAATCCGGAAAGACCTTGGTAGTCGCGGGACGCCAGCGCGTCAAGGCCGCCCTGGAAGCAAACCGGCGCTTAGTGGCAAAGGGGAAAAAGCCCCTGCTGGTGCCCGCAGTACCCCGGAGGGGCCGAACCGCGCACCAGGTCGCCGGCGGCATGATCAGCGAGAACGAGATCCGCAAGCCCGACACACCCATGGGCCGGGCAAACAAGATGGTGGCGGCGCTCAACCAAGGGCGCACCGAGGGCGAACTAGCGCTGCTCTTCGGCTGCTCTCAGGCCATAGTCCGCGACACCCTTGCGATCTTCGATTGCACCTCCGCCGTCAAGAATGCGCTCGAAGCGGGAAGCATCACGCTCACCCACGTCAAGACCCTGGCGAAGCTGCCGCCGGAGGAACAGCGCAGCAAGGTGGCCGAACTGGTCGAGGTCGGCAAGGACGCCAAGCCTCACGAACGCAGCCGCAAGCAGGCCGCCGTCATGGGCGACCGCCCCCGCGTCAAATCCCGCAAGCAGATCCTGGCCGCCCTGGACCAGGCCCAAGGCGAATACGCCGCCGCCCTTCGCTGGGTGCTGGGCGACGAACAAGGAGCCACCGCATGAGCGCCCCCGAATCCAACACCAGCGCCGATCAGGCCCTCAGCAGTTTCATGGGAGCTGCCATCGGCGCCCCCGAAACCTCCCTGGTTGACCCTCACGACGACACCCTGGCGCGCACGGGCAACACCGCCGATCACCAGGCCGGCTGGTTCGCTGGGATTAAGCAGGGCCAGGCCAATGCGCGGGATGCGCCGCCGCCCCTGAATGACGACCTCATCGAAATACTGGGACGGCCCAATTTCGCGTGCGGCCAGCTGGCAACGCTTCTAAGGGCCGGCGGCCACGTCATCAAGAACAAGGCCGAGCACGAGCAAGCGGCCGTGATCCATTTCCTACTCGGCCATTACCTGAAGCACGGGAATGATTGGCATGAGCGCGTAGGCGCAGCCTTCGAAGCCATTGCCGCCCAGCAGGGCAAAGGGGATGAGGCATGAAAAACGGCATCGATGTCCTCAACGAGTTCACGAAGGAAGAAATCATCGCCTACGTGCGCGAAAAGGGATTCTTCCTGCGCATCAGTCGCCGAGACCTGCTTTTCATCCGCTGGAAGACTGCTAGCGAGAAGCTGATGGCCGACTTTGATGCGGAGCTTGCCCGCTGGGATGCGGAAAAGCCCGATTTCAAAAAGCGGGATGCCTTGGCTATCCAATGCAATGCCAGCAAAGACATCCACGAAAGGCTTCGTCTACTGCGCGAGATCGAACCATACGACAAAGCCATGCACGACCACCTGATGCGCTCCCAAAAACTGGACGCCCGGCAGAAGGTGGTGGACCGCATGTATCGCGACATCGAAAGGGAGGCAGCATGACCAATCGGAACAAAGCCGCCCAGGTCCCGCAGCAGGGAGAACCGTGATGGGCAGATCAATCTTCCGTCTGCGCCAGCGAGATCGGGTCATCGTCCCCGTAGGGGCCAACGTTGATCAGCTTGTTCCGGTGGTCGCATCCAGGGCATCGGAAGAAGCAACCGGCCTCATCAATCTCGGGGTCGACGGCAGAGAACATGATTTCCAGCCCGCAGTTTCGGCATTTCCACATGGTGCCCTCTCTCACACGATGAGGGTTCATCTTAACGCCCACGCCGGAGCATTGATATGACAGACCAAAGCAGCGCCGCCCAGGCGGCAGAGCAAGCAATCAAAGCCGCCATCCGGAAGGCATACGACGACGGCTACAACGACGCCAAGATGGCGCCCGACAATTGCAGCACCTATTGCGCGGAGCGCGCTGTTCGACTCGACTCAGCCGCCCTGCTGTCCAAGCTGCGCGCCCCTGTAGCCGATGAGCGGGCGGCGTTTGAGAAATGGACCGGGTACACCGAAGACGCATTGAGTCGTGATGCCGGCGACGGCTACTGCATCAAGGGAGTGGACAACCAATGGCGTGCATGGCAAGCCAGCCACGCCGCCCTGGCAGGCGCCCCTGTAGCCGATGAGCGGGCGGCGTTTGAGGCGGCCCGGCAGAAGCGTGACGCCGATGCGCGACTTGGCCGCATGTGTCTCGTCAACAACGACGAATACAGCAACAGCGAAGATCAGGCGGCGTGGGAAGGCTGGCAAGACCGCGCCGCCCTGGCAAGCGCCCCTGTAGCCGGGGAGGAGCAGAGCGAAGTAGCGAAGCTGGCGGAAGAACTATCTGACTTTGCATCGGACATGGCTTACGAGGCGAATCAGGAAATGGACCAGGACAAGACAAGCCGGGCCGCCCTCATCGAGCGCGGGGAGCGCGCCCTACGTGGCTTTGTCGATGCCGCGCCCCAGGCCAGCGAGGCGGTGCGCGACGGGAAGTGGCCGATGCTGTCGGAGCTGCACTTGCATGCCTTGATGTTCGCCTACAACGAGGGCTACAGAAAAGCCTACGACGGTCGCGTGTTCCCCAATCCGTTCTCGGAGAACGGTAGCCAGGCAGCCGCATGGCAACTTGGAACGGACGACGGAACCGAAGCTCGCGCCGCCCTGTCCGCGCAACCGGAGCAATCATGACAGCACTCTATGCACTTGCGGTCCCGCTCGCGATCATCATAGGCATCGCAGCTGGACTGATGATGCCGAATCGGGGCAAGCGCCCCCAGCCGAAGCAATCGTAATTTCAAGAAGCCCGCACCACGCGGGCTTCTTCTTGGAGGCGACATGGATCCCATCCTATCTGACGCCGCACTGCAACGGCTGACGGGGTACGCCCAGGCCGCAGCTCAGCAGCGCGTGCTGAATGAATACGACATCCCCTACAAGGTGGTGCGCAAACGCAACATTGTTTTGGTGGCCCATGTGGCCGCCTGGGTGGAAGGCCGGCAGACGCCGCGGCACTCCGCCCCCAACCTTTCTGCCGTGACATGACCAATAAATTCCCGAACCTGCGATCCCACACGCGGAAGCGTAAGAGTGGGCGAGTTGTGACGTACTACTTCTATGATCGCCGGCGGGATGGAGAACCCGATATCCCGCTCGGCACGGACTACGAGCAAGCTGTTGCCAAGTGGGAGGAAATCCGTCAGGGTGGGCCGCGCATCGTAGGCACGCTAGAAGAAGCATTCAGAGCGTGGGAGGCCGACAAAGAAACCGGCTTACCCTCTTATAAGAATAACGAGACCCGAGACGGCTATGCAAAATGCCTTCGAAAGCTCCGGCCGGTGTTCGCCGCCGCAACTTGGGAGTCTGTCGAACTTGTCCACCTTACAGGCTACCTCCGGCGGCGCACGGCCAAGACGCGCGGCAATCGCGAGATGGCGCTGCTCCAGATTATCTGGAACTGGGCACGCAAAGAGGGCTACACCACAGCTCACTGGCCGGCCGCCGGCCTGGAGAAGTCACGCTGGAAAAATCAGGAGCGCGCCCGCGAGTTCGAAGTCACTGATGATCTGTTTGAGGCTGTCTATTGTGCAGGCGATCAAGTGCTGCAAGACGCCATGGATATCGCCACCGCGACAGGCATGCGCATCAAGGACACGATCATCGTTCCCCTACCTGACGGCGACCTATTACGGCTGACGGCCAACAAGACAGGGAAGAAAGCCGACTTCGATGTTTCGCTCTCGGAAGTGCTGCCTAGCCTGATCAAGCGCCGGCGCGCCGTTCGCGCGCATCACCAGATGCTGCTTAGCACGGCGACGGGCCGGCCGGTCACATACCCCATGCTGCGCAGCCGCTGGGAGTTCGCTCGGGAACTGGCGGCCTTGAACGCTGACGCTGCCGGAGAGCCGCACCTTGCCGCGGCAATTCGGGCAATGATCCTCCGCGACATGCGAAAACGCGCCAGCGACCTATCAGAGAGCGACGAAGCAGCCAGCCAGTTGCTCCAGCACAGCAGCGTAAACCTCACCCGGAGGCACTACCGAACCAAAGTGACGCGTCTAAAGCCAGTCCGATAAAACCCGTTCCGCATTTGCATCCCCGCCCTACGATAAAAATATGGGAAAAATGCGGAACGGATCGGCTGGAAACCCGCATGAATACAGGGAATCCGTAAAGGACTCAAAATCCCCCGCCGCAAGGCGTGCCGGTTCGATTCCGGCCCCGGGCACCATCTCCAAATCTTCCGCTAATTCAAGCCGTTAGAAGATTTCGCAGTACACGCCCCGCACCGGGGGATTTTCCTAAAATTGTGGTCAGGTACAGTTTCGGTACAGTGATGCGGCGCTAGCCCCATACGGAGTACTCATGGCTACGATCGTTAAGACTTCCTCGGGCACTTGGAAAGCGCTCATTCGCAAGACTGGCTGGCCGGCCACGGCCAAGACGTTCCGCACCAAGCGGGATGCCGAAGACTGGGCGCGCCGTACCGAAGATGAAATGGTACGCGGCGTATATATCCAACGCGCACCCGCCGAGCGCATGACCGTCGAAGCGGCACTGACCCGCTACCTCAAAGAAGTCACACCCACCAAGCGGGCCTCGACCCAAGCCGGCGAGCACAAGAAGGCGCAGGTCATCATCCGGCATCTTGGCAAGTACTCACTGGCCGCCTTGAACGCCGAGATCGTGGCGCAGTTCCGTGACACGCGACTGGCTGGCGACGTGGACAAGAACGGCAAGCTACGCCCACGCAGTAACAACACGGTACGCTTGGAACTGGCCCTGCTGGGCCACCTGTTCACCGTCGCCATCAAAGAATGGGGCATCGGCCTGCCCTTCAATCCCGTGTCCAACATTCGCCGCCCTGCCCCCGGCTCGGGCCGCAACCGGCGATTGACTCCCGAAGAACAGACCCGCCTGCTGCAAGCCGTCGATAAGCACTCGAACCCGATGTTCGGATGGATCGTCCGCATTGCCGTCCAGACCGGCATGCGACTGTCTGAAATTGCGACGCTGCGCATTCGGCAAGTGGACATCGAGCGGCGCGTCGTTCGGCTGGAGCACACCAAGAACTCTTCGCCTCGTACAGTCCCGCTGACTGCCGAGGCAACGCGCGTGTTCACCGAAGCACTTGCCAACCCCTTGCGACCTGCCGAAACCGAACTGGTGTTCTTCGGCGAACCCGGCCGGGATGGCATACGACGCCCCTACCTGTTCGACAAAGCATGGACCGATGCCAAGCGGGCGGCGGGCCTTGAAGACTTCCGCTTTCACGACCTGCGACACGAGGCTGTCAGCCGGTTCGTAGAAGCCGGCTTGAGTGATCAGGAGGTGTCGGCCATCAGCGGCCACAAGTCGATGCAGATGCTCAAGCGCTATACGCACCTGCGGGCCGAAGACCTGGTGCAGAAGCTGGACCGCCTCGCGCGTCGCGCGCCGTCCACTTCTAAACAACGGAGTGAGGCCGACTCCCAAACAGAGAACAACGCATAATCGCTCCATCGCGTTGCCATAATGAACAACCGATAGTCTTAACCTACGGAGGAAGCTAGTTTTGCATACCGCTATCAAGATCGTCGCCATCAGCAGCCTTGCCCTTACCCTTGCCGCGTGCGGCAGCGCCAAGGACGCCAACAAGAGCAACTTCAGCAAGGCCATACAGGCCTACCTGGACACTCAAAAGGGCCTGTGCGCTGCGATTCCTGGAAAGGGCTTTCCGTTCACCGTGGCGAATCAAGACATGCTGGGCGGTCAGAGCAAGAAGCGCGCCGACGCGCTGGTCGATGCCGGACTGCTGACAAAGCGAGACACCGAAGTCAAAGCCATGTTCGGCAACAAGATGGAGCCGGCCACCGAGTATCAAATCACTGACACCGGCAAGAAATTCCTCGTCGCTAATGGTGCCAATACGATGGCTGGGCAAGATGCCTTCTGCACCGGCAAGTACACCGTTGTGGAGGTGAACAACTTTACTGAACCCAGCGACATGATGGGCGTAAAGCTGTCGCAGGTGAACTACCGCTACAAGGTAGAGGGCGCAGATGACTGGGCCAAATCGGAAGGCATGCGTGCCAATTACAAGAATTTTGCGGAACAGACTCAGGGAGATATACAGGGTAAGGCGGCTGTCATCCTGACCAACGATGGATGGATGCACGAGCGCCTGTTCAAGCGCGGATAAACAACCCTGAGTCAGTTCTGAAACGAAAGGCCTTTCACCTATGAGTGAAGGGCCTTTTCTTTGGTTCTACGCCGATCTGCGGCGTGGCTGGGGGTCGCAGAAGGACCCGAAGCAGTCGATCGACGCCGAGACAAGTGAACTACAGCATCCACTTCTCAAGCACCAATTTAGTCATGTCGTTCACCATAAATCACATCGCGTATGCATGAGATTGTTCGAGAAATATACGGCACGACGTAGAGCTGCCTGTCGGTCAGGTGCTGACTTGATTAATGACGGTTCATATCCGTAATGCAACCCTGCTAGGCGATATAGCTCAGGGCTAATTTCGTCACGATAGCTTTGATTGCATTCTTCGCATAGGGTTACCATGTTTCGGCTGCTAGTCTCTCCTCCGGCCGAAAAAGGAATCACATGCTGAAGAGTCAGTGCATTTTGGCTTCCGCATTCCAGACAACGACCGCCATCTCTATCTAATATTTTTTTCTTTGCAACACCTCGAAAGCTCCTTTTCATGACACTTGGTGCGGCAATTTCAATATCTGTAAAAGCCCCCAAAGCAGTACTGATGCACTTATGTTGTTTTAACCAATTCTGCATGCGAGATCTTGCAAAGACAGGTGCTACCACTGCCCACCCCTGCAAGTAGATCCAAATTCTGTAGGAATCTTCAGAGTCGATGAACTGAAATGACTGCCCGAGTTCCTCTAGCGCTGTTGAGAAGCGATCCACGTTTACTGTGGATGGCACTCTGATTTCGTATCTATCATCAGAGGATAAATTCCCATGAGTGAATGTACTGAAGTAAGCATAGCCCCCACAAACCTGTCGGAGATCAAAGGCGTAAGCCATGAACGTACCTGTCTAAAAATGGCTGAACGGGAACGAAAAAATCAAATTATCAAACTAGAATTTCTTCATCTTTGAAATCGTAGTTTGGTACCGATTTTAAATTTCACTAAATCTTTGATCTAAAAGATGTCGAGGTTCCACCTTCGATGAGCCTCTGCAGCTAACTACGATCGGTGCCCCTCGGCGAGGGCGTTTTTCGCTCCCTTGCCAATGCTTCCAGATTTGCAGGCAGCGAATCCCTAAAGTCTTTTAGAGTTTGGGGATTATTTTTGTCCAAGGCGTCGATACCCAGGGCCGTCTGCAACCGCGCCACATCGCCTGCCGCCGCGTCCAGATCCGTCTTCCATCCAGTGATAACGCTCACCTTGTGGTGTGCCATCGCCATGAACTCGGCGTTGCGTTGCCGAATATCAGCAAGATGCTCGCCATTGATGACGTCTCTCGGCGAAATGAATTTACCGTCGAAGTTCACGTAGAGCGATGCGTTTTTCAGATCGTTAGATTCCTTGTGAAAACTACTCTGCAACTCCTTGAAGGCTTCGCGCGCTGCTGCGGTGTCGTCGTTCTGTTCGGCTTCCACTTCCAATGCCGATTGTGGTAGGAAATAGGCATTGGTCTTGTTCTTGGCCTCATGGCGGGAGAAGGCTCGTGTCAGGCGCTTCATATCAATTTCTGCACCTCCCAGTAGCGAAAAAAGCGCTACGCAAAGCATGTCAGCCTTTCCGCACTCCTCAAGGGATATTTGGTGAAGCAGCAGAGCCCGGGCCAACGATCCTTTCTCGGCCAAGTGTAAAGCTTCATCATAGAGCTCATCTGCATTCTGGAAGGTCCGCTCCAAGCCGTCGATGAGAGCCTGTGCAAGCTCTTTCGCATCGGGATTGAGTTGCATTGGCGTCGTCCAGGGAATTGGGAAACTCGATTGTCGACGAATCACGCCATGGTGTCGAATGGCTGCTCTTGGCCGAACTCGACCGTATAGCTCCCGGAGCAAATCATCCCCGCCTACGCGGCGACCAAGTGGCGTGCAAGATCGTCAGGTACTCGCGCTCGGTGCTACTGCGCAATCTCGAAAACGTCAGGCGGAAGTCTTCCCCAAAAATCGGCGATGAACCTTCTTCTTTTTCCCTATTAGATCGCTTCTTTGATCTGCCCGTTTGTCGGGCCTTTAAAGGCTGCGCCATGTATTCAGAGGCAGGAGAATGGTATCAGCGCGGCCACGACTTAAGCGTATGCAAATCCAGCAACGTAAACCTCCCCCCATCCTGCCATCCACCTGTATCGATGTAGTAAACGTTGCCAAGCTGTGCAGGCTTGCGTAGCGTCATATGTCCATGGACCACCGCACATACATTGCGGACAGGCTGGGAATACTGCATTCGATAGCGGTCTACGGACCATAGGCAGGCATCCTCATCCTCCGGGCTGAAAGTAGCGCCATGAATGGCCTGCCAATCGTCATAGGGGAAGTCGGCGTGAACCATACCGACTACACCACTCGGCGTTTCCACCTCGATAGCCAGCGGCAAGGCACTCAAGCAGGCCGCAATGCGTTCACGAACATCGCCAGCACAGGCATCCAACCATCCGCCGCCGTGGGCGCGATGATCAACGTCCGGAATCGGATTGTCCATCGCCCGTCGCCACGTCATCAGGTCGTGATTCCCACAGATCGCGTGAAACCACGGGCGCTCCAACCATTTCAGAACATCGGCTGACTCAGGGCCTCGGTCCACAAGGTCCCCCACGGAAAACAATCGGTCCTTTTCTGGCGAGAACCTTACGGCAGCCAGCGCGACCTCAAGCCGACCAAAATGACCGTGGATGTCACCCACCGCAAAATCACGGCCGTTGGCATTCAATTGAAAGCGCCGGACTCGGACATTACCGGACGTCATTCCAATATTCCATATAGCTCCCTAACGACTTGTCATGCATGCCCCATGATACTTGGCTCTTCCCGACAGCGTGACACGTAATCCGCTGATCCTAGTGCCATCACTTCGAATGCGAGCCAACAGCGTGAGCATGCTCACATCGTTGGTAATTTTCCACAAAATTTCTCCCTATCCACCGACGCTTCAGACGCCGAAATCAGAGCACATCTCTCACCGCGCCTAAGCCCATGATTTCTAGATTTATTTTTCTTGATCGCTTCATCGCGAGAAAACCAATGTGCCATATCTTGGCATTTGGCGATGCCTAATCTTGGTTTTCATAGAGACCATATTTTGGCCTTTAAAATCAACGACTTAAGTTTGACAACCATGCCTTCACGGTAAAGACTGGCATTACCTACTGTGAACTTGTGAGGCATATGAATGACTACTGGAGAATATTTGTTGGGACGGTTTGGGCCTTTGATGAGCATCGTTGACGTTGCCACCTTGTTAGGCCGATCTCCCGATGGCGTCCGCGTGGCGCTTTATACCGATACCGATTTTTCGCGCAAGCTGAAACCAGCCATGCTGCGGGTCGGCCGCCGTGTTTATTTTCGGACGTTGCAGGTCACGGAAGCCCTGAATCTGGAACAGCCGGCAGACGATGAACTCACGCCCGCAGAGGTCGCTACGCGAGGGCCGCGCGCATGAGTCGGCAAAGAACCATCAACGACCAGATATGGCGCTCAAATCGCCTGTCAGGCTGCACGGTCGAAGACCGCTATGCGCTGTTCTATTTCCTGACCTCGCCCTTCAGCAATGTCATCGGCGCCTATGAAATCGTCATTCGCGTTGCAGCCTCAGAAATGGGCTGGGACCCTGATTCACAACTAATGCCAGTGATGCGTCGTCTCATCGATGCTGGCATCTTGGATTTTGACCCGCAGGCGAATTACATCTGGATCAAAGATTGGTGGGACCACAACTCCGCCAAGATGGCAGTGGCAACGACCCTTAGGAAAAAGACACTCGAGCAAATAGCGGCACTGCCCCGAGGCTGGCGTGACGCTTATGTGAATGACTTTATCGATCGACTGCCTACCGAGGATCCGCTGCGCAATACGGTAGCCAAAGCCCTTGGATACGGTCCATATAGGCTATCGACACCCTATGCGGGCCCCGACGACGGCCGGACGTCCATTCCGGCCGAACCAAAAGACATCCATAGAAATCAATCAATTAGCAGCGGGCATACCCCAGCGACAGCCTATCTCCAGGGTATGGGCAGGGGGCCGGGTAACACTACTACTAACACTAACCCTATCTATAACCCTACTACTACAACGAGAACTGACGACGATCTTCAGTACCCTGCCGCGCTGGTCCCCGCCGAGAAACTGTCGATCCAAAACTTGCTTACCGACGTCCAATCAGTTGATGCGCAAGCATTGCTTGACGAACTGGACGGGGCCATCAAGACACCCGGAACCATCAGAAAGACGAAGGTCGCCTATTTCAAAGGAATCCTTGAACGCCACCGCACAGGGGGATTCGTGCCGTCTGCTGGCATCCCGATAGCAACCAGAAGGGAACGCCTGGCAGCGACTCAAGATATGTCGCGTGCTTCGGAATCAGCACCACTCAGCAAAGCTGAATCTCAAGCCCGGCTTCAAGAAATCAAAGCTCAACTGGAGCTGCATACGAGGATGCCGAAATGA